TACACGACGCTCTTCCGATCTAAAATTATTTTTAAATTTTCAATAGACAAATTGATGTCTATATTACAATCTCCTAGTTACACCCCACAAGATTTTGAAAGATATATTTTAAAACCAGCATTAAAAGAAATGCTGGTTAATGATAACTCACGCCTAGTATTTAAATATTGTTTTACCTCAGAAAAACCCTCTAAAGGTAGAGGACGTAAAGGTTTTGATACTGTTACTTTTAAAATCTATGATAAATTGACTATAGACTGGATGAGTGAGTTTTTGAAAGATGATTGGAGTAATCGGTGTAATCCTACAATTTCGCCCGAATCTGATAAAAAAATTTCGGTATGTTTTATAGAATAAACTCTGAATCTGCTAAGGCAATAAACGCCGCTAATGACGAAGAAGTATTGACAATTTATCTTGATAAGATAAAGAAAAATGAATTTGGTGAATGGGGAATTGATCAACCCAAAGCTGATTCTTTTTATGCACATAAAGTCTATGACACAAACATGAGCTGTGCAAAATGCTATTTATATAAAAATAGCATAGGATGTGCAAAGGTGCAATGTTTGAGTAAAGCCCCACAACCCACAATGTTTCATCTAGAAAAAGTTGAATATAATGAGTAATGCATCCTCAACAGTAGAAATTGTGGCTTTAAACGTTGAAATAGATCGTTTACGCCAAAAGGAATATTTTCTTGAAAAGAAAATACGGGAACTTGAACGTGAAATTAATGATTATGCCGTTCGTGAAACAGAACTCCTTGCTGAAATTGAAAAACTATCAAAAAGTCATGATGAACATAATACCGGGTTTAGTTCAGCCGGGTTCAGCAACAGTTTTATCCCTTCTAATAAAGAAGATTTTATTAACCCTAAGTTACCTACTGATACACCTCAAGATAAACCTTTAACAGAAGGTTTAGAAGCTGTTTGGGGGGATTTAGTATATGGTTATACCGATAAAATTTTTGTAGAAGCTAACACCCCTGATATATTATTTTATAGAGATGAAAAATTAAAATGCTACACCTCTACAACTGGTAAAACACGCCTTCGATTTCCTATTACTGAGGAAACTCTTGCCCAGCATAATATTATTTCATGGCGACCTACTAGTAGTGAAGAAATACAAGAAATTATTTTAAATTATAAGCTATGATTGATCAAAACACCGAAAATTTTCTAAGTGCCTGCAAAGGCTTGGTTATGAACTGCAATTGTAACGTTCTCATACTGAACGTTATGGGTGAATACAGGGCATTTCTCGCCAGAGAAATGCGCCTCAAAACACGTGATTGTATGTTTAATGAAGTTAATGACGCTCAGGACATTACTAAATTAGTAATGAATCTTGGAATCAATTTCGCTAACGGAATGACGGAACAGGTTCTCCTGGAACGGACGCAGTCCGTTCATAAGGAGAGTTTCAAGTTTGGAACGGATGATTATTTATGGATTACAAAAGTAGATTTAAATCGTTGAGAATATGAAACCATTTAAAGACCTTCCCCATGCCTCCGAAATATTAGAGGCATTAGGGGAAATGCAAAATACATTGATGTAAATCAAATGGCCCCAGAGAATATGGAAGAATTTATTGAAAAGTATTCTCAATATTTACCAGCTGATTTTAAACTCAAATCTTCTTATTCTCATGAATCGCCTGTTTCAGATCAAATTTAACTTGACGAATTTTTATCTATGTCTATTTGCTAAATACTAAAGAAATGAAAATTATTTACAATTCCGTTATTCCTTTTAAGGGATTCATTGCGATGATGACAATTTTTATACTCTGGATTCGTAAAGAGTATAAGGGTTCCAAACAATTAGGCTATGAATTTTTCAACCATGAAAAAATTCATTCCTATCAACAGATAGAAATTTGGGTTTCCTCCATTATCATTATGGTGAGCGTGTGTTTATTCACTAATTTATCATGGTGGTGGTTATTATTTACTCCAGTAATACCTTTCATTATTTACGGATTATGCTGGATTATAGAAATATTATTACCTCCATATAATATGGCTTACAAAAATATTTGCTTCGAAACCGAAGCTGTATATAACGAGTGGGACTCCGACTATTTAGGCAAGAAGCGTAAACTTTTTACATTTGCTTTTTTAAAATATATTTCCAATAAAAAGTATCCGGCTTTATCCCGTAATCAAAGAAGAAAACGTATTATCAATAGCAAATATTGCTATGAAACAATTTGATAGAAGACCAACAATTGAACAAGCAAGGGCCGAATTTGAAGCTATTGCTCAAGAAATGAATTTACCCATTGAAAATCTAGAAGTTGTGAAAGAGTGGATTAAAAGAGGTGAATATTATAATGACAAAATAGCGGAAGAATTAATTCCCGCTATACTTTCCCAAATTGTGAAAGATAAAGATGGTCACCCTGTTGCAAGAGAAGTCAGGATTATCAAACCTATTTAGTAGTATAACGTAAACTTATTACAAGTTCAATAATATCTCTATTGTTCAAGCACCGTTGGAAAATTGTTGTGGAATACCAACGGTGCTTTTAAGATTTTTCAGGATTTTTCTTGGTTCGTATCATATTTTGTACTACATTTGTGGTGTCAAACAATAAAAAATAGAAGTCATGAAAGCAATCGTTGAAAATGTAGCCTTAACTACCAATCTTGAAAAATCCAACGCATTTGTATGTATCTTAAACGTAATCAATTTATCAAAAAATGAAAATGATTTACGTGCCAACATGAAACACATTTCTGAAATAATTTCAAAATATGGGTTTGATTACGGCTTTGGTTCTTCACACATGTGGGTTAGTGATACTAACATAGGAGGTGAAAGAGTTATTTTTGTTGAATTTTAAAAGATACAAGCCATGGAAAACTTAAAAAAGGAATTACTTGAACGTATTGATAAGTATGATAGTTTCAACAATACATATCTTCAGATTGAAAACGCCACTACTTTAGATCAGTTGGCCGAAGTAATCAAAACTGGTTTTTATGGCCTGACATGTAGTTCTAATGCAATATTAACCGGAGAATTTATAGACAAATATTCTGGTGAATTTGAAGCAATGAATATCTTTCATAACCGTAATTTGAATAATATTCAGTATGGAATTATTGATAGTGGTGAATATTGCGTTGAAGATAGGGCTGTTTGCACAGTCTGTGGGTATGCTATTGTACACGCTAGTGACGAAAGTTTAATTAATGCTTTTGATACAAGCTGTGTTGAAAGTGAAGATTATGTATCTATATGGAGTTATAACCAATCTATGGTTATAATGGACGGTTATTCCCGCTGCATTGCATTTCATTCATCTGAAGTAATTGCCCGAGAAAAATCTACCTGTATAATTTGGGGTAGTAAAGTGAAATGTTCTGGTTATAATAAATCAGTAATCATATCCGAAGTTAACGCAAATATTAAAACACACGACGATTGTATTTTGAGAGATAACTCATAAAATAACACTGTAAATATGAACTTAATATTTAAGTTGCCCATATCTGTGTCTGGTTTCTTTAAAGGTAAACTTGAAACAACACATTCTCATGTCATTTACCGAATAACAGGCGTGAAAAATGTTCACTTTATAGCACGTTCTGAACCTCTGGTGAAAGTTACATTTGTAGATGCCTTAGCTTATGAAGAAGCTATTCATATGATTGAATGTAATAACAAATGCTCTAGTATAATACACCGAAATTTACATGAATTACAAATAATCATTCCTTTTAAATCAATAGATGATATAGAATTATTTTAACTTTAACAATTAATATTATGGACATTTCTAAAAAGAAAATTGTATTCATCGACCTTGATGACACTTTAATCACGACAAGTTCAAAAGCTTCCTTTCCTAAAGGAATATGGGATATGGAACTGAAAATGAAAGTTTTTGAACAGCTTAAAAAGCTTCACCCCTTAGCTGTGCTTATTGCATCCAATCAAGGTGGGATTGAATTAGGAATTGTGCCAAAACAGCTTTTTGAACCCAAATTTATTTACGTTATTGCTTCTTTGCAAGAATTTATTGGTTTCAACACCTTAGTTGCTGGCAATTTTTGTATATCAAACGATAAGGAAAATCCAAACCGCAAACCTAATACAGGTATGCTCAATGAAATGAAAAAACAATTTGAAAAACAAATTGGCAATGAAATTTTAAAAGAAGAATGTTTGTATATAGGTGACATGTCAGGTTTGCCGGGTAATCATGGGGATACTGATCTGAAAACAGCCGAAAATTTTGGTTGTGATTATCTGGATGTAAACGAATTTATTCACATGGAATTACCTGAATGCAAATACAAGGTAATTAAATTCCCTATGTGTGACGTAGTGACTGAAATGTCAGTCAAACTCGAAAATCTGACCTTAGAAGAAGCCAGTAAATCAGCTATAAGTCTAAACCAAAAACATTCCACGAATGCATACACCTATGTACAGCAGTTGTGGATGAAACCCATTCAGAAAGCACCTGAACAAAAACCACAGACTAAAGGTAAAACAGTTAAAATGTCAACTAAAAAGAAGTAAAATTATGACGGTAAAATATTTAACGATAATTCAGATTGAAACAATCGCACAAACTATTAGCGATAAAGTTTACAATCAAACTATTGAGCATTTACATACTGAATTGAGTAACAAAATAACTGAGGCAGTACAAACGTTCGTAGGTGAAAATATTTGGACATCATTTCTTTCACATTCCGAATTTTTCAATAAAACAAGTTATTTATATTTTAGGAACTTTTATGATCTGATTCATCCAATTTTTCCTAAAATTTCAAGTGTGGCACAAGGTTTTATCAAATTTGAAAAACCCATCATTGAATGGGAAAATTTTTCAAGTGATGTTTTTGAATCTTTCATCAAAAATGAACAAAACCAAAAGCTTGTGGTTTCATTTTTACAAGCATCATTGGAAAAACAGGAAATGATGAATAAAATCATATGTCTTTTAAGTAAGACATTAAAATACATTCCTAGATTGCAAAAAGAATTTCCAGAGGCATACGAAGTTTATAAAACGATAGTTTCAACGCCTATATCAACCACTTCTGAATGTGACGATGTTGAAAATATACGGGCAAAATTGATTTCAAATGAAAGTAAAAAGATATAAAATCGGTTGGATAACCCGTTGGTGGTTGAAACGGGTGAATGCGTTCGATTATGCAAAACTGGGTGAAGACAAATTTATTCAGGTGTATACATGGTATTTGTTCTTTAAAAAGCATGTTAACCGTAAAGCTGATCTTTCAATATATTACGGTGAATATGATCAGCCTATAAAAGCTTTCATTAGAATACCACCAGAAAAACAAACCGTTGTCACTGGAAAACCGTTCAACCCTCTGACATGTGATGTATGCCAGTTGTATTTTACAAGGACGCAAACTTTCATATGTTTTAAGATGATAGATCACACAATTTACGAAATTATGTAATAGATATGAAACGTCAGGGGAAAAGCGGTCGGTTTATATTACAGTCCCGTATGACTGATTTAAAACTATGCATTGATCAACTAATTAAGGTTAGGGGGGTGATGTATAAAGTTTGTGAAGAAGAACGTTATGCGGGAATTCAGATGGGTTGCTTTAAATGCGCCTTTAATTTGGCCCGGCCTCGTGAGGAATTCAATATTCCACCCTGTCGTTGTCTATTAAAAATGGATTTTTATCCGGTGACTGTTTATCTTAAAAATGATAGAGAACTGTGTTTCACCTGTCACGATCTCTATTTAGCATGTACAGGTGAACAATCTTTAATTTACAAACTAAATCAATGATAACACACCATGTTAATTTTCATTAATTACGAAACAAAAGAAATTCAAAAGGGTGTAACAAGAAACATCCGTAAAAACACAGCCGTTAATCTGTCCGATATTAAACGTGTTTCGGCACCATATTTAAGCCAAATAGATGACGAAATTCATTACAAAATCACAGTAGGAGATGAAGAATTTTATTCAACTTCCTTTTCGGACATGAAAACTGCTGAAATGGCCCAACTGTCAACCGTGAGTATTTTGAACGCTCTAGAGCTCTATTACGATAGGTTTAAACATGTTCCTGAACATCATGCAACACCTGTTGGGTTTAGAGCTGTAGACCTAAAAACTCAAAAACTCATTTCGGGTAAAGTTTCTATTTGTGATCAGATAATTTATACAGTTACAATTTAATACCAAATAATTATGCAAGTCATTTATAATTACATTTTTCACGATTTATATTCACCTTATCTTTTCTCAGTAAAAATTCCGGTGAATTCAATGGGTAAAAAGCCCAATTCAGATGAAATTTTCAGTATTGGGGTAGATTTTTGTGCTTCCAACAATATAGAAGCAGCTGTTGTTTCAGCTCTTTCAAAGGCTGGTGATTTTCAATTTTTGGCAAATCCAGCACAAAACAAAGTTTTAGATGAACTGTATGAATTCACCTATGAAGCCTTTTTTGAGAATAAAAAAGAAAATGTAAAGGTGAAATTCAATATCATTCAGGCAGGCACTCCGGTAATTGATAGTTCTTTTATTCGTTTTGCAAAAAAGTTTTTCGGCAGTTCTACCTGTGAAGATACTAATTGTACAGGAATAGTTTTGGTTGATAAAAAACCATATCAAATCAAACTTCATTCTAAAAGAATTTGGGCTTTATGTTCACTCGATGACCCTAAGCACGCAGAATGGTTGCCGGGGATTTTGCATCCCGATGGTAGAATAACTACCATTTTAGGTGAAATGGTTGACCCTGATTCACCCGACGATATTAGGGATTTCGATAACTGTCCGTTTGAAGGATACAAGATTGAAAAAGTTGAATAATTACCATGTTTATTTCCACTCTATTTTGACTGGGGATAGGTTTCGGCCTATCCCTTTTTCGTCTCCGGTTCATCCATCTCTAAGACAGTACAGGTTAGTCAGGAGGTGGGTCAATTAAGGGTTATAGTGGAATCACCGATCATTTTTAACGGTTCACTTGCTGACATTTATCAAGCCAATAAGCAAGGGGCTTTTTACTATGTAAACGGTGTTTTTCAAAAAGGAAATGTTGCAGTAGGACAAGCTCATATCGCAATTAAGAATGTGAATGACATTCATCCTGAACTTACTTTTAGCAGTTTAGCACGATTAACAGTCGGAATGGTTAGAAGGGTAGATACGGCGTCTTTAGCTGATTTAAATCTCAAAAAGTACACCACAACTTATTCTACGGCTAATCATGGAACCCTAATTATTTCAGACTTAGATGCAACAGATTTGTCTGCTTTAACTAGTGCTTTAAACGAAATTAAAAGCGTTGGAGGTTCATACATCATTCATATTGCCACAAATGGCATTGCAGATGATGTTGTGGTTGCATTCTCAATTGCATAAAAATTGAGAGGCGTCTATATAACGCCTCTCAAAACAATTTTAGTGAAAATACATTTGAATAACTTACCCCCGAAGAAGTCGAGCAATTTCTAAGGGATATTTATATGTACATTATTATACTTATCCGAGGTGATTACAGTTTCTTATTTTAAGATTTTTCTAAAAGAAAATTAGGAAAACTCTTGGTAATTATCTTTTTTCTTATCACCTTTGTATTGTCAAACAATAAAGATAATTAGCCATGAAACCGAAAATGAACCTTTTAGAAAATCTACAACAGCAAACTGCTTCTTTCAAAGAAATGTATCTTCAAAAAACTGAAGACTGGGCTAAAGAACAAGCTAAAAGAAATATAACCCGCTAGAATTTCTTCCAGAAAAATGCAGGTAATAAAAAAGCTTTTTCTTCATTACAAAGTTACTACGATGAGGAAAAATGGTTTTACCGGGTGAAACCTTATGAACTTGATGAGAAAATGTACGCTGAACATGCACGTAAAGAAGCTGAACAACATTTTGAAGATAGTCTTTGTAAACTGTGTGCTCGTATTCTTAAAAAGGATATGCGTATCGAAACTCTTATGATTGATGTTCGTCATGTTGATGTAAATCTTGAATGTGAAATATGGGATGGTATTCAGCGGGTAACTGCATATACAATACTAGCTTGGGGTCCAATATACCGCCCACACTACCGCTACATCATCAAATAAAATTCAGGCCGGGTTTCCCGGCCCCTTTACTCATAGATAACGTAAAATTGTCGTTAACCTAATAATACACAATATGAATCCTTTGATTATTTCAGGCACATGTAAAGAATTATATAGTTGTGAAAAACTCTTAAAACGTTTCGGGTATATTCCTCGTGGTTGCTATCTGAAAAATTGTGACAATCATGAATCCGGTTTCATTTTCATAAATAAAGAAGGGGATTTTTCTTTTCATGAAACCAATCCCTATCCTGAATATGAAAGAATAGTTACGGCTAGTGATTTCTTGAAAAATTATGGGTTATTAGGGGTTAGAAGTTGTTATAGCTTTCGAAGTTTGTATTTAGTTATTTCAGGTCTTTTATTCATGATGGGCTTTGAAGAAAGTACGCCATTAGGCTGTTGGATTCTAGTTGGTTTACTGGCTGTAAATATCCTTCTATTCTGGAAAGAAATACATGATTTTATCACTAAACTCAATTAAATATGGAAGATAAGGAATATTGGTTCCCCACCAAACAGGATTTTAAACGTGAACCTATAGGAGGATTCATGGCTACAAAGTTCTTTGATAATGGAATGGGTGTGATAGTTCATAAACTTAATTATCCTAATTTATACTCCATTACCATACTGGAAGGAACACCTGATTCATATCAGGTAATAAGTGGTGAAAAAATTTCACCTCGTTTGGAATGTGGAATGGGGTTTACCTATCATGAAGTTAAATTAATGTTAAGAAACATTCAGGATTATGTCAAAAAATGATAAAGAGTTCATGGATATATTGTGTCAAGATTTTGAAGAACTTTCAAAAGGTGAAATGCAGATACTCCGACACAGAACACGTTCTTTTTTCAATATCGAATCATCTGTAAAAATTACCCCGGCACAACTTTTAAATGCCTATCTAATATTTAACCGTAAGTACATTAAAACTTTTGACACGGTTACTATTATAACAAAGCCGTTAAAATGTGATTTTGGTCCTTTTGCAAACGGAATAAGATACAGGCATCCTAAATTATCAGTTGTAACTTTTGACGGCTTAAACGGTCTAAAAGAAGGGTCTTTTATCGTTTCTGAACCAATCACATTACCCGTGATAACAGAATTTATTATGGGAGAGAAAACTGAAATTATATGTATTGCACCCGATGGACACTTTTGCAGGTTAAAAGATGATGAATTTTTATTCTAATTTTTACTAACTTTGGTGTGATTTCGAAACGTGGTTCATTGTTTCAGTTTGTCAATTTGAAAGAAAGCGGGTGTATTGCCCGCTTTTTATGTTCATATAATCAATTTCCATAATTTAGCCCGGTTATTATGCCGGGCTTTTTACTATGTGATAGAATAATCAACAGAAAAATCAGGGACACTTCCTGTTGTACTTAATTTCACAGTTACCAATCCACCAAATTGAATTGCTTTGACCAGTTCTTTGTCTAAAGTATTTTTATCTTCATTACTAATATCGGTAATTGAAATGATGCCACCCAATATTGATGGAGTATATAGAGTTTCATACTTAGTACAATCTATTACCACAGGTGCAGCCTCTATTGCATTTAATATGGTAACTTTCATAAATTTAGATGAAATACTCCAGGTGGGTTGCGGCCTTACATCATCAACCCCCTCAACAGCCCATATTAGTGTCGCACCGCTAGGCAATTCACTTCCTCTAAAATTGGCAGCGACTTGCCAGCTATTTCCTGTTTTTTGAACTGTATAATTTGATGCGTTAGCTCCAATAAATTCAAACATTAATCTCAAACTGAGACGTACCAATCCCACTTCCTGACTAACCTGTACTGTCTTAGAGATGGATGAACCGGAGACATTAATTGCTGTGTTGCGGGCTTCTCCAGTGTTTGCCGCAGCCGTCACATTGACGGTCGTTGTGCCACTTGACCCGGTGTCAGGAGTGGCGGTTACAAAATCTTTTTGCATAATTTCTGATTTTTAAGTTTTAAAAATTGGACGCAAAACTGCTGTCTCAGCGGTTAGCGTCCTAGTGAAAAAGTTTAGTTCCAACAATATAGTTTCTAACAAATATACCTCGAAACAAAAATACTGTTTTTATTTATCTTTAGCAATTTTAACCGGGTGTTCAATGCCATACCCAAATAATGCAAAATCCATACGACATGGATCATCAGGAAATATTTCCCGGCACGCATTTGTAAGTTCAATTACAGTTTTCATATCGTCTGAATTACGGGTAATGAGATTTAACTGACGACCTACGCGTGCAACGTGAGTATCTAAAGGCATCAGTAAAAGATTTGGGCTGAACATTTGCCAGCAACCCAAATCTACCGGGCTGTCTTTTCGAATCATCCACCGCAGAAACATATTAATACGTTTACAGGCTGATTTTACATCGGTCGGAATACCTTTTACCTCACCGTTAAATAAATTCGTTACAGAAGCTACTAGATCAGTAGCAAGCCCATTATGTACAAAAGTTTTATGTACAGCTTCTTCTAAGGTAGAATAACGGGTATATATGCCATGTAAAACCTCACATAAATCATAAAAGTCTGCATAGGTATTAAAGCGGTACAGAGTTTTATTTACCGGGTGGGTGCGGCTCATTTCTATGTATCTTTTATCCATTATAAAACGGTACGGAGTACTATTCAGCTCTCCCATATATGTAAACAGTTTTTCAAGAACATTCAGAAATGCAGCCCGGCTACCATACGCCAGCCATGAGGCAATAATTCCTGTGATTTCTCTATTCACCTGCTCATTCCATCTGTGAGAAAATTTAACGGGGTCTTTATCGATAAAAGCACGAATTTCGTACTCCCGGATCATACGGTCGAATAATTTTCTTTGTTCTTCTACGTTATTCATTTCTGTATAATTTCGTCAAGCAGTATTGTTCTGGTTGCTCCATTAGAACATGGTTTTTTACTTTTAGTCAGACATACACCATGTAATTCTATTTGTGGAAGGTTTTTTCTACGGTAAGTAACTAAAACCTTTTGTATTTCAATCCACCCGGTGGCATCTCTAACCTGATCACCTCTTTTATAAGGACAGTGTTGCCGGGCATATTCAAGTAAAATCCGACGCTTTTCTTCTATATAGCTTTCATCAAGCTCTCTGATTTCCTCTAAATACTTTTGTTTTGCATCCATACAATTTTAATTTTTCCGGTTTCAACTAATCTTTTCAATTTGGCCCCTGAGCATGAGCCAAGAGATAAACTATCTAAAATCTTATTGTAAAAGTTCATCTTTTCTTTTGATAGGTGCTGTTGATTCAGCATCCATTTGGGACTTAAAACCCAAAAATTTTCAGAAGGGTATTCCTGACATGTCAGGTACCGTCCATTAAGTTTATCGAAATTCTGTAAATTAGCATACCTAAATGTATAGGTACGCTGGGAATTCATTTCATAAATAGTGGAACCATGAGGGTTCAGCATTTTATCCATGTCTATTAATCCACGAAAATTACGCCGGGTAAAATCGGCATGCTGAAACATATCAGGCTGTTTTCCTATAAATGTAATAGTCGCCATAATTTGTGTAATATATTCTGTTTAGATTTATTTTCAAAAGAAGCTGTATTTACGGCGGGTTCATCATACAGGATGTCGTTATCTGATATGTAACGACAATATTCGTTTAACCACGTATCTCCACAAATTTCATAAATTTGTTGTTCTTCATCGGTTAAAATGTAATAACCACCCGATACAAAATCTACTCGCTTATTCATACGTTATTCATTGTTTGACGAAGCAAAGTTGTAAAGAATTTTGGAATTAACCAAGAAATTCAGGATAAATCTTAACAAAAACAAAAGATATGACAACATTTTACAGTCATCATATCTTTTTGAAATTAAAACCTCAGTATGAATAACGAATTCTTATTTTTTACCCTTTGCCTTGCCGGATTGCTTTTTAGCAGGTTCAACAATCTTTTTGATTGTTTTAGACGGCTTAAAAGACAACGACCGACTTTCGGGTACATTCATAGGCTTACCAGTTAGAGGGCTGGTTCCGGTTTTTGCCTGATTCACCTTTTGTTTAAATTTTCCCAGAGGAAATGAAATTTCCTCTCCTTTTTCAACGCAGTTTTCAACAACCACGTCGGAGAAAGCCTCAATAACGGCTTCAACTTCTTTTTGCGAAAAGTCAGCTTTTTTGGCTACAGCTGCAATCAATTCGGATTTTTTCATTGTTTCAAAATTTTAATTGTTGTTATATATTGGGACGATTCCCTTTGATTTTCAATCGACTGATCTAAGTAGTCTATAGCTTCGTCGATAAAATCGGCGGCATCTTGCAGATTGTTGGCGGTTTCGTACATACTTCGCCCCCGTTCACTGTCTTGTATATTTTCGGGTAAATTGTTATAGGCTTCGTCTTCTTCTTTCTGTAAATTTTCTATTTCGTACTTTAATTCTCCTAATTTTGCCTTCACATATTCGATATGGTTTCGTTTTTGCTTATTCATTGTTTTTAGTATAAATGTGGTGTTATAACGCTTAATCTCATAGTAAAGTTACTGAATAAAGACAAAACTCTCAGGTTTTTATTTTCATAGAGAATCTAAATCGTGTCCGTTACGGAGATGTTTAATACATTCCAATATATAATACCGGGTTGCTGTGATATACGCCTGTTCTATCCTTGAACGATTAAAAACCATTGTTTCTATTGATCCATTTTTGTACTCTTCACGAATACACCCCTGACCATTGCAATACCATATCTTTTTGATATTAGCAGCAGCTTTAGCCCGTAAAATTCGTAATAATTCTGTTCTCATAATCGTGTTTCTATTATTTTTCGTAAGCGATTGCTGTAACCTTTCTTTTCAGCATATACGGTGTCTAAATAGGCAAGATATTCATCTGCGGTTTTCCCACGGGCATATGTACTCTGCCAAATTGCATAATCTATCAGGCATTCCTGCCAGGAATTAAAACGGGCATGGTAATATAGAGTACCGATGGCTAATGTCGGCCGTCTTGACGGAACTTTCATTCCGGTACAATTATGTCCGTTTCGAAATGAAAGACTGGTAAAATTACCACTTTCTTCAATACATTGTGCCATAACAATCCGTGGATGTTCAAGCCTGAGTAAAAAGATATAGGTAAAGACGCTGTCAGCGATTGTTGAAAGCGTATCTACCGGGCTTTCAAAAGACGCTGTTGGTGCTGATTCTACTTCCCGAGTACACCGGGTGCAGGAATTGAATACCAAATAAATCAGAACGTATACAAGAAGTATAACCATAATGTCTACTATTGCTTCCCCTATTGTGAGGGGTCTACCACCGATTTTTGTATTCAAAATTTTTCTGATAAACCCTTCCTTTTCAGGTGGAGTTCCGCCGGGGTATATTGTTTCTTCCTGTAGCATTTTACTTTAGTTTAAGTTCAACTTCTTCAAAATATGCATGACCCCTACCACTCCATAAGATATTTTTAAAGGGTTGTTCAAGATCAAATATGTGACTTCCGAAAGAAATATCGTTTACTACTTCTTTAAAATTCATCACATCCTGATAATTGAATGGATTAGAAATTCGTCGTATAGATGCCACTACATCCGATTTGAAACATTTTGTGTGATAATCACTGTATTTTGGTTTATAGTAAGTCTTTTCTAAAAAAGGTATGCGTATAATCTGAATATTAATTCCAGCCACATAATTTGTATACCCTAAAACTGTCAAGGAATCACTGTTTATGAACGGAGGATTACGGTAAGGGGTGGCAACTGATTGGCAGAATTGGTTTTCTTTAACCCTCATCTGAATAATACCGCCGTCTTTAAACCATATCTGCAAATAAACTGAATCTACAATTGAAATTTGTTTAATCTGCTGACGTTCGAATGGGTTTACGATTTTCGGACTATAATTATATGGAATTAACCCGAATGGAAATGTTGAAAAATACCCTAATTCATAGGGGGAGATTCCAACTTTAGGAAGAGATTCATTTACAATGATTGCATTTGATTGTGTGTAACCTACCATGCCACACAACACCATCATAATTGATAATACTAGATTTTTCATGGCTTTTCTATTTTTAGGTATTCAACAAGTTCATTCTTTAAATGGGTTAGTTCTTCGACGGTTAAATTACTCAGAGTTGACCACTTTTTACCTTTACGTGAAATTAATACGGTCACATCGTTTAAATCGCCATCATTCTGCATGAATTCAACATTAAAACCCTGCGGAGTAACATTATTGTCTTGCTCTTCCACAAGCTCATAATACGAATGGTAGTCTTTGGTGTATTCGCGGCCAAACGCTCGGATTCTCTTTTTGCAAACCACATGAATAACCGTATTTGAAGTAAATGTTTGTCTTGAAGTATACGTTTTAACATCGACAACATCACTAAACGTAGTTTTTAGATGCCGTATTCTTGCCAATGCCATCGAGTAATTATCTACTTTACCCTCCATAGCAACTCTATTATGGCATAGTGGGTGGAGTTTGTAAATTGTTATCATAATGCTCTGTCAAAAATTTCAATTAATTCTTCTGGATCAATATTGGGAGGAAAAACGTCCATACCCGGTAATACATCTTTCGTGAAAGTTATTTCATAATCTTCATCTATTACCAGGAATTGGTTTGCCTGTACAGACCATCTTACTATATGCATAGGAATCCATGTTACTCCCAGCTCAGTATTAATAATCCGAAAGGCTTTCATGGTGGTATGGGTAATAGCTGCGGTACGCATTCGGCCCTCATACATAAAACGCACCATTGCACTACAGTGCATCGTACAACGTATACGCCGCGTATTTTGCGTCTGAGGGGGTTCTTTTAAGGGCTTTTCATCTTCTTCCTCATCCTTTTCTTCAACTAATTCACCTATTATTGACATACCCCCCAGTGGATCAATATGAATACCGCCATCTTCAATAGCCAGCGTATATTTTTTTCCACCGTTGGCGGTAAATTGAATAGGAGCGATTAATTGCAGGTTCTTGAAAGTTCTCATAATGGTTTATCTTAAAATTTGCTTAAATATTTCTTTCTTTGTGAAAGTGCCTGACTAATTTTATCGTCGCACCATGAATCTGGATATTTACCCTCCTTTTTAAATTGGAGCATGCGAATAATAGTTTTATCCCACCCGTTTAACTTTTTCCCTTTGGCTTGTTTTTCGGACAATAATTCAAAATATTGTTCTTTTTCATTCTTACTCACCCTTCCGGTTAGGGCTTTATAACACCCCGCCATTGCTGAGTGCATGCACCCGTCCTGAATCCATGTGTAAATATACCTACCTTCGGCACCACAATGAGGACATGCAGTTGAACCGTAATCCTCAACACTTATAAACTGAAAATCTATTACATGATTACGATTATCAACATATAATCCTTCGGTGTTTTGGTTTGGTAGATTCATGGCTTTATTGTTTTTGACAATACAAATTTGGCAATAATAAATTCTTTTACCAAGAATTTCAAGGAAAATCTTGAATATTTTCTTTGCCCCTAAAATCAACCGCCGTAATTCTTTCGAATAATGCGAAAATATTCATTAGGGGCATATTGTAAAACAGTATCCCAGTCATCATCCACAAGAGGTTTCACTCCACAGTTAAGTATATGTTCACACCGTTTAGGAGCTATCAGGTATAAAAGACAGGGGTTAAGAATAAACAGCCTCATAGATTCAGCCACGGCTTCATACACGTTAGGTTCATATCCAGTAATACGCTCTCCTTTGGGGAAATTTTTATGAATTCTGAAATAGCTGTCTACCCAGTGACCTGCTTCATGAGCCACAACTCCTATTCCTGTACGGTCTATTTTATAACCGGGGTAAGACCACTGCCTGCCACCGGGTGAAGGGTTGAAGGAAACGTTTGCAACGTCGGGTACATGAATTTTAATCGCTCTTCTTTTAAAGTCACATAGACCACAATACCCATAAGGATTCGAATCAGGAAACAAATAAAATGTAGGGAATGGAACCCGGTTCAAATTCATAAACCTTTTCACATGTTCCACCCCTATTTCAACTAATTGTTTCTTTGTTTTATCTTTATAAGACTGATTATAAAACATGGTATAATTATTCAATGGTTTTCCATTTGCCATTTTTCGTCAAATAGTGGTTATTGTGACGTTTGATAAGTCGGTCAAGACACTGAGTTATTGTTTCACATACCTTTAATTGGTAAAATTTCATAGGCTCTGCCTCACTGTAACGCCACCCCTGAGTTAACACCCATTTATCACCGCTTTTATTTTTGCGGATGATGTAAGGAAAATCTGTTTCAGATTTTATGTGTAATTTAACACGGCTTTCACCAATTAACTCCACATTGTAAAGACTGCCTAAGTTTCTGTAGTTTGCAATTTCTTGAATTTCCATTTTTCTAGTGTTTTATTGTTTGACACTACAAAGGTGTGAAATTATTTTGAATCTACAAAGAAAATCCGAATAAATTTCAGGAATTTTCTAATTTTTCTTCATTCTTTGCATTGAAACAATTGCACCCGGTATCATTTCAATGCTATGTTTTTTAAAGTCTACCGACGCCAATAATTGACACGAACACCTACCTATAAAACTGGGGAATATACTGCTATCTTTTGCTAATGTCATTTTAACCATTTCTCCATCGCATTCAGTAACCTGTCCTCTGAAATTAGAGGAGTACTGTTCAAACTTTACAGTAAATCCAATTATATGTTGCATTACATATTTAAGTTCTTCGGGGGTGATTGAAACACCACCCGAATTCCATCCTGATTCTATATTGTTTTCTTTCATAACTGCGTGTACTTATTTGGTAGATTCTGCTGTTTTCAGCGGGCAATTATGATATTTACAAAAAGTGCCCGGGTTACGCCCGCATTCAATGTATGTAATATTGTTGTCTTTAACGGGTACTTTATCGGTGCATTTACTCTCAATCTTTTCCATCCAGGAAACAATTGGCGATTTCTTTTGTCTATAATTCATAATACAAGAGTTAAAGGTAATTAAACATAGGGGTCAATATGCTCCTGAACCCACTTTTCATCCTCAAACTTTCGTTTAAAATAAGCTACTTTATCATCGAATTCCTTTTCGGAATCAGCTTCAAATATTTGACTGGCTGGGCATCGGGTATTACTGTAGCATTGCAATTGATCAAAACTATTATCAAAGCACCGGACACGTGCAATATCAGACGGATATCTTGGAACATTAGGATCGTTTGCCACTTCGTCCGGAAACACTTCCCATTTTGAATAAGCTAAATAAACTCCATAATACCTGCTCATAACGGCTGCTTTTTAGTGGTTAATCTTCGTGTTTTTACCTTTACAGAACCCGGCTCTATATCTTCATAGTGCTTTTCAAGCCTTTCAATGATTTCCGTAAGTTTGAAATTTCTTTTTACCTGAACCCGGGCATGAATTGTACGTACTTTTACGTTGTGGCCAATCTTACGGCCACGAAACATAACTCTGACTGATCTGATCACAATTGTATTATTTAGTGAAACATAAATTAAGCAAGAAAAATATTGGTAGTTTTAGGCTCTAAATAGCCATTTAAACCCAGAGCTTTATTTGCTCTGGCTATTTTACGTTTCAGTGAAGCAATACGCAACCGAATTTCTTTAGACGGGTTTTCAATGGTTTCCTTTTCGGCTAATTCTGCGCTATATCTTTCAAGACGCTCCTGGGCATTACCCCGCTTCTTAGGTTTATCAACAGCTTCCACTGCGGGTGCTTCCTCAGGTTCTTCTTCCTCCTGAACGGGTTCTTCGGTGTTATTTATAGCTGCTAAGTATTGACTAGCAATGTCCCTATAACCATCTATTAAGGCTCTTTTAGATAGTTTTTCGGTATCATCGGGTAAACTTACCTTCAACCCTATTTTAACGCAGTTAAGAACTAACTCTTCAAAACTGGCAATTAAGTTTGGACGGTTAACATATTTATATGCTGCTTCTGGGTTGTTTACGATATTCAACATAACCACATTGTTAGCAAATTCTGAATTGTTGGATGAAGTTTTCATATTTCTGTTATTTAATAGTTATACCCTCTAATTACAAATACAATATTTTCCCCGCTTCTATGCTCATGAGCACATACCATACGTTCATTAATGTATTCTTCAAAATAATCATATATACCCCAATCTCCGTGCCGACTATTCATTATATCATCAATAATTTTATCTTTCACTTCCTCTACTGAATCTCCACAATAATCGGGTTTTTGCTTTACCTCATACATTTCATCGTATGGATAAAGATTCGTTACTAGATAAGCTTTAAACGTTTTGTTAGATGCATTATTTTCCATGATTCACTGTTTTGTTGTTTTGACATTACAAATGTAGTACATTCTAAGATGATGGCCAAGAAAATTCCAAATTATTCTTGAGAATTTTGCCAAGATTCTTTACAGGCAGCATCCATAACGTATTTCATATTTTGATAATCAGGACATTCTTTAATAGCCATACCTGTTACATCAACGTAAAGTGTTCCATCCTCATCACATTCAACGATGAACCAACCATCATTGAACATTACATAACCATCTTCGTAAATGGTTTGAATAAGCGTGCGTCCGTCTTTCATTGTAGAGGAAGCCAATTCATAAGGTTCTGAAATTGTACCCTGTTCAGCTTGATTTATCCGAGCCATAGCCACAAGACACACTTTTGCCAGTTCTCTTCTTGTTTTGATATTATCAACCCATCGGTGGGTTCCTACTGGTTTACTAAAATCTAAGTTTTTATAATATCTTGCGCCTTGCATAACCTTCATTCTTATTGTTTGACAATACAAAGGTGCAAAGAATTCTTGAAAGTTCAAAGAAATTTCCTATTTTTCTTAGAAAATAATAGCCCGGCTTTTATCACCGGGCTACAACTTAAAAATCAGAAAAATTTAGGTATTAAATAAGTACACAGACAAAACTATCTGAGTAAGTCAAATCAGAATCCGTTGGTGCAGCACATGTAATGAAAATGGGTTGAGCATCACTCCAAATTTTGGTAAATTCTACTTTTGTATACATATTATTTGTACTTCCATCGGTAAAACTTACACGCCACCCCAAATTAGCTAATTTGGTCGTGATTTGAGATTTTCCAGCAAACCCATTGTTTTCTGAATCTAAATTTTGTATTTCAACATCGTTGATGTATGAATAAAATTGTGCATTATTTGGTTTATTTATGGTAATAGAAGACTGATATTCAATTTCCCGCACTAGGATAATACTTCCATTTGTTTCGGTTTGGGTTGCGTCTTCTTTCCATGGGAAAGTGGTGCCGCTATCATAATCGTATGTGCAAATTTTTTGACCCCAGTCTACAACAAAATTTGCAATACCACATTCTAGTAGTACGGCCTTATCAACGTCTAATTGATAATAGGTGTCTTGCACCGTTTCATTTGTAATGGTGAAAATATTTGGAAACATAAAATTCTCAGGGCTTGGCCAGAATTTAACTTCATTTGCCCATCCACTTAACATGTCTCCTGTCTGGCTTATATTAACCGTTTTAGTAATTCCACCCCCTGTGATATTAATAGTGGTGGTTCTATTACCTCCAGCATTGGCAGCTGCGGTTACATTAACGGTGGTACCTCCAGCCCCCCCCCGAATCTGGAGTAGCTGTAATAAAATCTTTTTGCATGATTGAATAACTGTTTTTATAGTTTTCTCAGACTAGCCTGATTGATACTTTATCCTTTAAAGTGATGAGTAAAGTTATATAACGAAAAAGAGGTGGCTGTTACGCCACCTCACGTGTCAAAACAATAAAAACACTTCTCACGGAAAAGAGACCTCAATTAGATTTGAGGCAGAAGTTTCTTTATAAGAAGATCATAACGATCATAAATAGCATGCGCATGTTTCTCAACCACCCGGCATTTATCAGCAAAGGATGAATCTTTACCAGCAATTTCAACTGATACTAATACGCCAAAAGGCGTTGTAGGGTTATAAAGTCTTAAATAAACTCCACTATCATCTATATACCCGGCTTCGGTACCGTTTATCACTATAGTAGCATAATTACGGCGTTTAATTTCAAGACCCTCTTTTATCTTTACTTTTATAAGTTCAAGTTCCATTTTGTACAATTTTTGTTAGACACTGCAAATATAGTACATCCTCCATAAAGCACCAAGACTTTAGTCATGAAAATTACAATTTAAAACTCTTCTGTTTGCACAAAATTACAATTTATAAGTAAAACTACATTTTTACTTATACAGTGTAAGTAATACACCGCTAAAAAAGTTATAAATTATAAGTTCAACCAAAATTCACCCGATAAAATTATCTTTAAATTCACGTAACTTCCCTACCTTTTCCAACATAACGATTTTTAACAGATTTAACACTTTATGGAAAGTACAAAACCGTGGATAAAAATTTTCCGGGAGTTGCCTAAAACGATATTGCCATTTTCTCAAAAAGTCTTAATGCTAACTTAGAAAAGGTATGGAAGTTACGTTAAGACTTTAACTTTCTTTAACTAGTGTTAAAGTCTAGGTGTCATTTCGTCTACGAATTTTAGTCCATAAATACCCCATGAACGGATGAATTTTTTAAAGACATATTTGTCCACGGGCACGTCTAAAGTGACCGTAATCAATTCAATCTTTTCCGGATAAACCGTGTACTTTTCAAGTAGGTGAAGCTCGTCAAGTCTTTGCACATAATTCATGTTTCTCTCAGAATTCGGGCAGACTAATATCAGTCTTTTACGCCGCTTTCTTATTTTTACTTGTCTATACATACTGTTTTACTTTTGTGTAATTACTGGGTAGATGCTGCCGGGAAACTGACCGGGGGAAGGCTTACCTTCCGAATATAGAGGAAACCGCGCCCTCTAAATACCCCACATCCAAAATCCAAATTACCCCATAACCCCATACCAAACGCCCACACCCCTCCAATACCTCACATATACCTCATGTCCCCTCTATCTTTATCAATAGCCTCCCTATACCTGATGTCACCCTAATATTTTTATTAGAGAGGCTGAACAGGGAATCCATTCTGGACGCTCTAATTTCACTATCACCCATTTTCTATTATTACATCTATTTCACTTACAACATAATTCCAGGAACAGACTTTTCAAATCTTACCCCATAAAACAGGGCCAGAACTGACCACTTATCCTCGTCATATTCTGACCCCTTACTCCACCGACACTCATCGTCAACCACATACGCTACCCCTACATAATTTCCTATCGATAGCTATTTTAAAGGTGAATATCTCCTTTAATATGTCCACTCCGAATCAATATATCATATATACCTGCAATACGTTCTATGGCTGGAATTCTATAGTTCAACACCTTTATGATTTTATGAATCAATTCTTCATTATTTCGGACATGCTGGTTAACAACCTGCAAACTCAGCTCTAGCTCCTTTATTCTTTCCCCTAACAGGGCTTCGGTAGTTTCTTTCGTATTCTCACTCATTTTACTCTGACTATTTTATAGAAACATTCAAAATAAAGGCCCTCTACTGGTATATTCATAATCTCCACGTGAGAGTTGCAGGCAATAAACTGCCTCATTGTTCTTTTATCAGCTTCACAGAATGCACACCATTCACCCGAAGTTTCTTTTGAACGGTTCAAATATGCTTCCTTACTCTTACAAATAAAATACACACTGTACTCTCTTTCACCCTCTTTTAAGGTAATATTAGGGTAATTCTCTAGGGTTTTTATTGCTTCATAAAGACGACGCTTCAGCTTTCTTCTTAGAAGGGTTGAACGAATCAAACCCACTAGTGACATGATTAGCATTAATAATGCTAGGATAAAAATAATTCTGTTTACAATTTCGACATTCATAATTTCTATTATTTAATTGGTTTATAATAAATCATCTGTTAAATAGGTGATAATGAGGGTCTTCTCTTCCAGGCTGAAATATTTGTAATATTTCCTCTTTATCTATGATTTCAAGATACTGTTTAATTTTCTTTTTAGCATCACTAGAAGTCCGGCTAGCTGAATTATTCACCAGTGCACAGTAAACTGTATCATTCATTTTATAATAGATCCAAACATCATACCATAGACGACCATTGTCTAAACAATTAGGAAATTCACGAACCTCAAACTCTAAAAAGTCTTCTTTCCTCAACCTAAGAAAATATTTATCCATAATTATTCTTCTTTGTTGTTTTTCAATATTTCCTGAAAAAGTTCCTTAGCCCTATGTAAAGTTCCTTTTACTGTACCTACTGGTACCTGTAATTCATCAGCAATTTCTTCATAAGTAAGGCCGTCTAAATATTTCAGTTCGAGCATACGACGGTGCCACCGGGGTAATTCTTCAATCATTCTTTTTACAAAATCCACATACTGAACATTCATAACCCCCTCAAGAGGGGTATCGGCTTCATCTTTTAACTGAAATACAAACTTTGCATCATCGTCATCCTCATCGGTATCTATTCTTACAAACGAATGCCTTTTACGGGCACGATTATAATCTATAGCCATATTCAGCCCAATTCGAATGAGCCACGTGCTGAAAGCATATTCAGGAGTATAATTATGCAAAGAATTGAACGCTTTTTCAAAAGTTTCCATACATAAATCAGCCGTTGCATCCTCATCCCTCAGGTATTTATTTAATTGGTAATGTAGTATTTTGTAATACTTTTCAAATAACTGCTTATATGCCTTTTGATCCCCGCACAGAGCATTTTGAATTAGAAAAAACTCTGTCTTTTTCTTTTGTTTAATGCTCATCTTCTTTAAACGTATTTACCCAATACACAACTTTAATTTGACCGGAATCCAATTGGTCAATCCGAGTTTTTATATAATTGTTCTTTATTAAGAAGTTTGCTAGTTTAAGAGCAACTGTCTGAGTATCCGTCGCTTTTTCCATAAACCTTTCGTCTTCCATTAATTTTACCATTAAGTAATCAACAATATACTTTTTAGGTGCATCTTTTTCATTTTTAAAACTAGGAGCTGCTTCACTCATAAACAACAGATCACCCAGCATATCTTTTTCTAAATTAAAAATAGGTTCATGAATGGTGAAAGAACTAAACTTAGAAGTAATTCCAACATCATTTCTGCGGGCAGAATCTTGTATTACCTTTTCAAGTAAATGATTTATCCCCCTACGAAATTTCCAGTAATCCATGGCAACTGATTCACAACTCTTACGGCAAATTTCATTATAAGCCTCGCTTGATTTAATCAAGCGAAAAGCTAATTTAATTCTCTCTTTTAATTTCATACCTTTAGTTTTCTTTAGTGTTTTCAATTTGTTTGTGAAAAGTTTTATCTGAACAGATATTCGTTAACGCCATAATAGCATTCAAATCCTGTAAAGTATCTTTTTTCTTTTTAGAAGCTCTATATTCATCCCTGATTTCATTAGGATACAATGAATGTTTTTCAATATAAGCTTTTTCAAAAAGCTCACGCATTCTTTTCCGCTCAACTAAATAATTTTGGCGATGCCATTCCCATAGCTGACTAAATTCAATATATTCTGACGGGGTAAAATCACACCCAATGAAATGATCATTCACACCTTTTTTTTTTGTAATAATGCAAATCATTTTCATACCGTTCGGTTGCATCGAACATAAAAGTATACACTTGTAAAAACAATTTTAAAACAGAATTTCTCACACGAAACATATATTCTTTCTTCTGTTCCTCATTCAGTTCCTCAGGCGTAACCCCGTATTTAGCACAAAGTGTTTCAAGTAAACGTTGAGCCGCTTCTTTTTCACCACCTACCCCACCTTCTGCAAGGGCTTTCACTTTCTTTATTTTTAGCAAAATTTCCTGAGGGGTTTCATTTTGAAAAACTGGTGATTCCATGATAAAATGTTTTTAAGTTGTTTTGTATTGTTATTTTGACATTACAAAGTTGTAAAGAATTTTGGAATTAACCAAGAATTATCCGAAAATTCTAATATTTTATTAGGTAATCTACAGGTACAACCATGCTTATAAGATCACCTTCGGTGAAATATACACGTATTGTTTGTGTTTGGCAACAAAACGTTGAACTAACAGCAATTCCTATTTTACCGTGAAGTTTGTGTAAAATTTGATTGGTACTGGGCTGATCAATTTTAACCCGAACGGCTTTTTCTCTAGTGAAGATTTTACTATTCATAACCAAATACTTTATTAGCAATATTTTGCATCATCTGTTGAAATTTAGGTACTAATATACGTGTTTACACAGCCCCTCCACACGAGGGGCTCGTTGTATTATACTTGTCAGAGTAAAATATAGTTTTGTCATTATAGACAAAACAGAAAATTCTATTAGAGCGTATATACTCAATAACAATATAAAATAATTACAGTAAAAATCAGATATTTTCATTTTTCCAGTGTTTTATTATTTTGACAATGCAAATGTGATACAAAATTCAGAAATAACCAAGAAAAATCCTGAAAATCTTAAATACTTCTAAACCATTAACGTTACATACTACGTATATAGAATCGTAATCAAAAAGCTTTTTATTATGATTAAAACAGGTTTAACTGCTGATGAAATTAAACTCAGCACTGATCATCTAAATGGTCTATTAGCGGATCATTTTACACTTATGTTAAAAACGTGGCAATTCCACTGGAACGTTGTAGGCGATTCTTTTGGTTCCTACCATGAATCTATGCTCAAACTTTATGAAGCCGAAATTGAGCGCGTAGATGACGTTGCTGAACGAATCCGGGCCTTAGGGGAACGTCCATTAGGAAGTATGAAGGCTATGCTGTCCCACAATCACATTCAAGAATTTAGCATGGATGAAGCCGTTCCACAAGCCTTAACTATGTGGGGTTATATTCGTGATGACTGGGACAAAACTATCCGTCATATTCGTGAAATTCATGAAGAAATTTCTCCTAAAGACTTAGCTACCCTCAATTTTTTAGAGGACATGATTGAAAGTATGGAGAAAGAAGCGTGGATGATTCGTTCTTATAACACCACACCGAATGGTAATTAAAAAGAGGGGTGAATAACCCCTCTTAAAACTATAATCAGAAATTAATACTCTTTATTCACGACACGCAAGTTCTATATTTAAAACCCCCGTAAACCCCTGAAATTGTAATTCAATTGTTTGATAATCACCGTCAGAAGCGTCATTGGAACCAAATCCGATTGTTTTACTGCCCGAAGTAAATCCAATAGGAGCAAAGTCACCATAATCGTCGGTAATTTTAGCAGAAGTGATAACTCTATCAAAAGTTAAACTTCCGCTTATTATACCTTCACCCGGTGCAATATCCATAGTAATACTACCCGGTACAGGTATTTTATCCCCAACGGCTGATCCAGGGTGATACCATTTGTTTCCCCCGGTAAAATCTGTTACAGTAACTTGCTGTCCTGCTGCCTGACTGATAGAAACTTGTTTTGAAACTCCACCACCTGATACAGTAATGGTTGTGTTGCGAGCTGCCCCACTATTTGCGGAGGCTTTAACGTTTACCGTTGTACCTCCAGCCCCCCTGTGTCGGGGGTCGCAGTTACGAAATCTTTTTGCATAATGTTAAATTTTGGTATTTAAATTGCTACAAATATAGCCTTTATAAAATATCGTTTTCTTCACGTTTCTTACGTTCTCGTCTTTTGCGACGAGCCTCCAGACGTTTCGCCCGGCGAATCTGTTCCTCCTTTGAAAGACCTTCAAATTTATCTACCTTCTCTTTATGGCGGCTTATAGATTCTTTAATAGCCCCCTTAATACGCATCCCCTTCTTCTGCTTCTTAGCCTTATTCAAATTATAATCTACTTCAAATTCCCCTTTAGGTTCATCCTGTTCTTCTGGATCAGCTACCAATATAACACCATTTTCCTTTAAATCTTCAATACGAGTGGTATCTGGAGTGTTAGGGTTAGCTTTAGTGTCTTCAATTGTTTTGGCAGTTTTCATGGCTTTTAACCGTTCTAGCATTCTCTTACGGATATTTTCACCTGATTCATTCACCACAGGGTTGGCATCTTCAATTACTTCGTCTATAGGAACAAATTCATCGGTGAATTTTGTAGATGCCTCTTCAATTTGCCCCCAATCGTACTGTTTAATCAAAGCACTAGGCAGTTGAACAGTTGCACCGTCCATCACGTTGTTATTAAATCCGTTAAATTTGCTATACCAGCTATTAGCAAGCTGAGCAATTAACACGCTAGGATTCAACCCGGCTTTAGCAGCCGTTAACCCTATAACAAGAGCATTAACCGACATTTGTTTCATTACAGACATAACGTTTGTTTCTGCCTGTAATGTGGCGTTTATATCTATACGACCGTCAACGGTCATTTTAATTTCGTTTCCCTTAACTTCTTTACGGGCCTGTTCAATAATGCGTAATATCAAATTACACAAATCTATATTACTGCCACCTGCTGCCCGGTTTTTAATTTCTACTTCTGTGAGCATCTGGTTTAATACCTCCAAACGCCCCGTTTCAGTGGCAATACGAAAATCTTTATTAGTAAGTACGTATTCAGCCCGTCGGCGTGTAATCAGGTCACGATTTTCAACATAGAACTTTTTAAGTTCATCCTCAGGAACTTTTATACGGTATTCCTTAGCCATTATTTTAGCTACATCCGTTATGGTATAAAACTTACCAAAAAGTTCCATAATCGTGCCCGTATAGTCCACTAAATTCCTAGACTTACGTAGCTTTGTACCTAAAGCTTTATTTAATTCTTGTACAGTACGTTGGTAATTTCTTTCTAATTTCAGGTAATGCAACCGCATCACATTAGCGGCCTTAACAGCACTCAAATCTCCTCCCACTGATTTTATATAAGCACTCACATTTACTATCTGCTGGTAGTCTATTTCGATAGTTTTTTCTTCATCGGTGCCCTCATTCAAAACCAGAGAATAATACCGTTTGGGACTTAAATCACGTTCTTCTTTAGCCCATTCTGACGCAACATATAAATCTTTAACTACGTCGGTGGATTCGGTAATATAATCAGGCGCATTTTGCATAATGCGCTCTCTATCCTGCTCTGTCAATCCTTTACTCATATTACATTTTCATGTTATAACAGCCACAACCCATTAAATAAACCACCGCATCACATTCGTGCCTACCATCCCAATATCTTAAAAATTCTACAAGGTTTTTATCATGCACTTTATCCACTACCATACTAACAAATAAAACCCCATCCTGACAAAATACATTGGCTAACAAACAATTATTATTTATTATCAGTAAATCGTTGGCGCGTTCTTTGTAAATCGAATTTGGGAATTTACGTGACATAGCATCAATAAAAAACTCCGAAGGAACTCCATTAGAAGGGTATTTCATCATCTGTCGATTCATCCAGCAACATTTGCGGATACGTTTATTTTTCTTATGATAAATAACTAAAGCACCAATCAGTACAATAATACTAAATCCCAAACATTCACAAACTATTTCCATCGTGTTAAAAGTCTAAATTGTTTCGATTCCGAGCATATAAAGTAATATCCCCAATTTCAACGTACCACCATTCGGTACGGGTAGCAGCTTTAAATCTAGTGGGAAATTCGCTGAACCGGGGATAACATTCTTTTATTACTACCAAAGTGTTTTCTGGAAAGCCGTGCCCGCTTTCATTATGGCGGACACGACATATATCTCCAACACCAATTCGTTTCTGGCTCATGGCTTTACTTTTTGGGTTCTTCATCTGCTGCCATTACACAGTATGTGTTTAAGAACTGTGTAGCTACCGAAACGGCATTTTCCAGTGAAACGCGTGAGACTTTGGCCGGGTCTAAAACCTCAGCTTCAAATAAATCAATCACTTCTCCACTTACCGGATTTAAACCAAAGAACCATTCAGGAGCATTTTCAACTGCAATTGAAATCTTATCGGCATTGATACCCGAATTAACACAAAGCTGACGAAACGGAGCAAATAAAGCCTCAGCAACCACTTCCATCCCCATATTGAAATCGGTAGAAGTATTTATAGCCTCCTTTTTAACTACCAAAGCAGCCCGAAAATGAACAGTAGCTCCTCCAGGAATATACCCTTCATCTATTGCAGCCCGTGTTGCAGCAATTGCATCATCCACACGATCTTTGCGTTCTTTAGTTTCAACTTCGCTGTTTCCACCTACATAAATAATTGCAGCTCCTCCGGTAAGTTTAGCAATTCTTTCCCGGCATTTTTCGATGTCAAAACTATTTGTAAATGAATCTATCTGAGATTTAATTGCAGCTACCCGGGTGTTTACTTCTTCCTCACTACCTGCTCCACCCACAAGCACCGTTCTGGTTGATGAAACAACTGCCCGGTCACATTCTCCCAACCAGTCTGTTCCTGCTTCAGTCACCGGATGACCATATTCATCCCCCACTACCTGTGCACCAATTTTAACAGCCAAATCCATCAACAAATCCTTCTGAATTTGCCCATACCCCGGTGCTTTTACAAAACATGCCTTCAATCCATTTGTTTGCTGCACATTCATCACCAAAAATTTTACTACATCATTGCTCATATTAGGAGCAACAATGAGTAAACTCCGTTTCATCGTGTAAACTGACTGTACAATAGCCATAATTTCCTGAACATAATTGATATTCTGCCCAAAAACCAAAACATACGGTTTATCCAAAACAGCTTCAATACGTTCCGGGTCAGTTACAAAATAGGGGTTAACTAAACCTTTTTCCCACTGGAAGCCTGTTGATACCTCGATTGATGTTTCTACCCCTTTAGCACTTTCTTCAACGGTAATTACACCATCATTACCTACTTTAGTAATAGCTTCTTTAATCAGATAACCAATCTCTTCATCTCCGTTAGCTGAAACAGTTGCTATTTGCCGGATTTTATCAAAATCATCAACAGCAATTTTCTGAGATTTAGATTCAATAAACTCCACAGCGCATTGAGTAGCGTATTCTATGCCCCGTTTAAAATCCTGAGGATTTTTAACGAAATGCATCTTTTTCATACCCTCCTTAATTAGGGCATGCGTCAAAATTGTAGCGGTTGTTGTACCATCCCCGGCTTCATCACAAGTTTTAGCAGCTACAGTTTTCACTAGTGTAGCCCCCATTCTTTTTATAGGGTCGTTGGTATCATAGGCCCGGGCAACGGTAACCCCATCTTTAGTAATGTGAGGTATGCCATACCCTTTATCGATAATTACGGTATGCCCGTTCGGGCCAAGAGTGGAGGCTACTGCCTCCGTTAACTCTTCAATGCCTGCAAATAAAGATTCTTGTGCTTGCTGTTTAAATAAAATTCTTGTATCCATTGTTATCAGTTTCTTATTTTAACGTTAATCCTTAGTGATTTGATCAGGGTTCCACTCACATTTACCACCTGCACAAGCCGTACCTATTTCACTACCAGCTTCTTTAAACGAATTTTCCCATTCTATTTTTGAGTAATCAACAGGTTTCATCTTGCAAATGTGCTGCCATTTGTGAAAAGCATTTACATGTTTCAAACAATAGGAAGTCAGTTTACGATCTCCGTTCATGTACTTGTCGGCAAAACCGTTAAACCGCCGAACCCAGTCTTTACGACGCTCTACAAGACGTTTTAAATAATCAATGACACAATTTACATCACTGAAACAAACTCCGTCTATATCGACTAAAAACCGTCCGTTATGAATATTGTTAATAATGTACTGGCTAATATCTTCATCGGTAAGTTCTAATAATTTTGAATTTATCCCCAACGCAGCATTACAAGCCTCCCAAACGTCTTCAAAAACATCCATTGCATCTATAATGAGACCACTGGATAAAATTGCTCCTGCTCCATACCGTTCAGCCAATTCTTTTTCATCAAGCACCTCAGTAAATGGAGCCTGAGGGTAATCTAAATCACCAAAAGATGATAACAAACTGATACCACCAAATTCACTACGATGCTCCCAAATAAATTCACGTGTTTCATCCCACTCGTCCGGTTTTACCGTACAGGTATTTGAAACATTCATCCGTAATGTTGGGTTTTCTTTTGTAGAGGGGTGATCAAAATTAGTTCCATATTCAATCCAATTTTGCTTGGTCAACAAAACTAGTTTTAGGAATTCTACGGCTGAAACATCTTTTCTTAAAAGAGCATTTTTAGGTAACGTAACCGGGAAGCAAATTACACTTTCAGTGTTTTTTAGCCACGCACTTTTTTCAATACAAAACGGATTGACTTCCTTCCATTCTTGTAGAGATTGTTCAACATTAGCTGCCTGAATGTGTCTTATATAATGTTTTGCGTGACCTGGAGTAATGCCTGAAAGAGTGCCTAATAACTGAGAACTATTACCCGACGGTTTCACAACTGTACAACGTGCAGCCGGATTAATGCCTATTAATTGGGCCATCCGCTGGTTGGTCTGCTTTACAATTTCGGCCCCCTTACGTTGTATTTCAGGATTGAATAAAATATCAGGATTTTCACAAAAACCTGTAACACCTACACCAATTAAAGCATCCCTTTCCGCAATAAGACTAGACCATTTTTCAAGCACCTTGAAATTAGTATACCCGGCTTGCATAGTGCAAATAATAGAAGCGGCTTCACAGGCTTTATAAAAATCCTCTTCGGTTTGAATTTTGCCACCATTAATTTCTGCCAAATTACAAAAACCCCATCCACTATGCCACTGATCGTCTTCCCCTTTATATTTAGGGAATAAACCTACTTCGCCACAATTATGCACCAAAATTCCAGCACAATTTTCATATTTTTCATCACCTGATGTGATGATATAAAAATTGTGATTATCTTCTACGGTTAAATCATAAACAGATTCAACTCCACACGGAGTAACAGAAACAACTGTGATATTCTTATCAACTGTTACCTTATCAGTTGATAAATATGTACGATCATCATCTTCTTCAACGTAAGGTCTGCCAGATAACACCCACTCCCTTAAATTTGCTATTTTACCACCAAATCTATTTTTAGATAAATTTTTAGGGAATCGACTGTCTAATTTATTACAGGCTTCACATGAAATATATCCACCATTTTCATGAACTTTTTTAGCTATTTCAAATAATTCCTTATTAGACAACCCCTTATATCGACCATTTTTAGATAAAGTGGTTGATAAAGACATATTGTGTGAATATTTTTCTTTATCCTTGATTCTAAATACCGGGTTATTATCTCCTTGTCTTTCTGTGGCTGTTTTTTGTAAATGATTTTCCTTTGATAAAAGATGCAAATTTTTTATAAAATCTCCACCATTATTATCAATGTGATCAATTTCAAAACCCTCTGGCACGGCTCCATGATTATATTCCCATATCATTCGATATTGGCGGGCAAACCCATTTGTTACAGAACAAATTGTTCTATACTTAGTTTTCACAGTAAAAAACTTTTCTAAAGGCTTACCCACACATTTAACGGCCTCTAAGTAAGAGCCATCTTTTAAAGCTAATCGATGATCAGGCGTACATTTAAAAGATGAACCGTCTGAAAGCTCCACTTTAACTACTTCCTTTTCTCCGGTTTTAAAAGCTTTAGCCTTTTTAATTTCAGCTTTCCACTTCTTACCAAAACGCCCCTTAAAATTGTTAAATCTTGATGAATAAACTGGAAATTCTTCACCAGATAAAGCCAATTCTTCAATTGAAACAGCATTTCGACCATCTGCTACAGCTACCAATGTTTCTCCCGTAAAACAAGGATTATACACAAACATAGGTGAATCTATAAATACGAACCCGGGTTCACCAAGATTCTTCGTATAATCGAATATTTTATCATATACCGATTTAGAAGTAGTAGGCAAAATAGCGGCTGAATTGTTAGCCCGGCAAAGTTCTGGATAGGTGGTCATCCAGTCTCCCGTCTTACAGGAAGCCATTTGCCAGTCATCAGCGTCAAATATGCTAATCATCGCACTACGGCGTACCCCTCCGGCAATCACGCTATCCGCAAATATGCAGATAATATAATGCAGTTCAAAAGGGCTTAATTTGCGGTTTCGTATTTTATCCAAAAATACTTTCACTTTGTCCAAAGCCTTTTTAAGTGGCTCAGGGCCGGGGGCGCGAAATCCACCCCGAATAGGAGCACCTAATGGACGAATCTGTGAATAATTAAATTTAATTTCTGGACCTCCTTCATAATAATTCGTTAAAAGCTTTCCAGCAGCAGCGGCCCACCCTTCTATGGTATCAGGTATTGCAAATTCTTCTATATGTGATGTATGATTAAACCCTTTAGGAATCGGTAAATTCTTTACATGAACCTTTTGCACACTATAGCCTACCCCACAACCACACAAAAGCAAATACATAATTTCCTCAAACACCCGAACTCTATCCACATAAGTAGCAGAACAGTTATAAAACCTGCTATGCTTTTCAAGCATCAATTCCCCACCATATTGCAGAGCACGTTGAGCACCAAGAACCCTTTGTTCTAAATATAATTCTTTTGCTTTATTTATCAGGGAAAGAAATTCTTCATGATTTTCTTCTGAAACCTTAGAAGAATAAAACTGTAGATGCATGTTCATAACCCGATTAACAGCATCTTCCCAACTTTCTTTTTTACCTGAATGAGTTTGAGCATATTTACTCAAAAATACATACTCCCCTATAATGGGGCGTCCATCAATTTCTACCATAAAAAAAAACCTTAAATGAATTTTTATTTTTCTTTATCGGGCTGCTGAGGGCCAATAATACAACACGGCATTTTATTGCCTAATGTTAAAACCAAAAAATCCCGTCGTATTTTATTGTTTTTCTTCGCAGCTTCGTTTACAATAGCTACAAATATACTGTTTTCAATTTCTAAATACAAGGGTTGCGGGGTGTATTTTTCATTCTTTTCAAGAGCTATTTGCAGCTTAACTCTTTCTTTTTGAAAATGTGTTCGTAATATTTCCTCAGTCGGTAAAATACCCACAAAAGATTTGATTCCCTTACAGGAAACCAACCCCTGACCTTTCGAATCGACTAAATATAAATCCGCAGGTTTTTGTTCAATTTTCTTTTTCATAGTATAATTATATAATTAACAATATATTAATTCTCTTTTAGCTCGGGTAATGCCTACGAATTTAAGACATTTTTCAGCATACAATGACAATTCCGTGGTTGCATAGGGGCTGGGTAAAAGTTCAGGTTTTAAAAAGAAAACTCTGTCGGCCTCTAAGCCCTTAGATTTATGTATAGTTGACAAAATAATAGAATTGTTATCAGTATTTTCAACAAAAATATCATAGATGACAGAACGTACTTTATTTAAACCCCCAAAATACTCAAACAAACTTATAAGAATATTCACCTTTTCGTTCAGCTTATCATAAGCTTCACTTTTAGTGGGATGTTTTACTCCTTTTTCAGCCAATCTATTTTCACAATCAAGCAATATTCTCTCAAAGTCATAAATATCATTTACACTATCTATCATCGTCACCAATTCATCCCCAAGCTCACGGCCCATTATTACACAACGCTTACCCAACCGAATTAATTGGATAAATGCATCTACTAAAGGTGCATTATTACGGCATAAAATAAAATCTCCGTGTTTTGCCTGTCTAATGGTACCTGTATCTACTATTCCTTTCGGAGCATCGGGCGCAGCAATAATACCATCTGGAAAAACTGTGCAGGCTTCTTCTACCACTGCCTGTGAACAACGATATGTCATACTTAAAGGTAAACAAACAGTGTTAGGGGCGTTTTTAATGTCATTTAGTGAATCTAAATTTGCGCCCATAAAAGAGTAGATAGACTGCTTTTCATCACCAACCGAAATCAGTCTACCACGGGGTGTGCGGCATCTTTTAACTAAATCATAATGTAGGGGGGCAATATCTTGTACCTCATCAACCATTACCACATTATACCGTTTGAAATCTTCCGGTTCTATATAATGTGCGGCATAATACAACATATCGGTAAAATCAATTAAAATTTTACCCCCGCTATTACCACAAAAATAGCTATCAGTAAACTGAGAACTAAATTTATGGAGCTGTATGGCCTTCATTGCAATATTTTCATTCACTTCTTCACCATATCTCTCACCCAATTCTATAATTTTAGCTACATCATTAAAAACAAGATTAAAACGCATAATATCATATAATCGGGTAATTCGCATTACTAACCCCGGTATCTTTTTAGGATGAATCCCTTTAAAATCTAATTTTTCCTTACAAAAATTAAAATATTTACCCTCACTAATTGCAAAATTTATATTAAATGCTTTGCATAGCATAGATAACGCGTAAGAATGCAAAGTTGAGGCCTTAACTGTTCGGGGTAATCTATTTTGCAATTCACTGGCAATAGATTTATTAAAAGCCATGAAAATACATTCTTTTACCGGGGGTGTTGCTTTAGCTAATTCACATAATGTAAAAGTTTTACCGGAACCTGCTGTAGCACTCACAAAAATATTACGGTTAGTAGATCGGTATTCCTCTAAAATTGCCTGCTTATATTTATCTAATTGAGCCATACTAAATTATTTCTTCAATATTGTAATTAACATCTAATTTCTGCTCCCATAAAGCATCAAATAAATATGTTCCATTCACTAAATCAAATAATTCTTCAAAATTTGCCCGCACACAAGGCCCAATCTCACACACATCCCCCATTTTATTTAACTCCTCAAAACGATCAGTTTTTTCTATAAAAATAGAATCAGAACTTTCATGACAAAACCAACTATATCCTACTAAATCTAGGTCCTGTTCCCATTTATCTTGGGTTTTATAATTTGCCAAACTATCTGCTACATTATTCCCAAATACATCTTCTTCATCCAAATTATTTTCATGGCCCGGCAACCATTTTATGCCGAATTTCATTTTACGGCGGCTTTCTATTTCTATTAAAATATCTTTCCAAATATCAACATTTTTTACCCCTTTCCACCCTTTCATACGCCAGTTTGCCAACCAACCCAATTTAAATGCATTCACACAAAACTGACTATCGCTGGTAATTATAACATGCGTGAACTCATTAGAATCAACCATACGGATTGCGGCCAGTATAGCCATCATCTCCATCCGGGTGGTAGTTGTATTGTAATAACCACGCCGAAGAGTTATTTCTTCATCTCCTACCTTACAATAAACACCAAACCCACCACATTTTCTACCTTGTGTAGTGCAACTCCCATCAGTCCATATTTTTATAGAAATACGATCATTCATGTCTTACCTTAAATTTTAATGCTAAATCAGTGCTAGTTAACCCCCGATTTATTATTCCAGTAATCATATCTTTACTTTCAATAATTTCCCTCATTTCTACATCTATTGTGTCAGGGGAAGCTAAATATATAACGTTTATACTACTCCGTTGCCCCATCCGTTCAAGACGTGCTGTAGTTTGTTCTAAATCAGTCGATCTATCCGGGTATTCTATATAAATTAGAGTACTGCAATTACTTTGCAAGCCATCCATGCCTGTCCCGGCAGACTGAATATTTGCGAACAAAACCCGGTGTTTACCGCGTGAAAATTCATCCACTAGTTTTTGTCTTGTTTTACTATCTACTCCACCCTGGATTACAGGGCTTTTGAAATAATCACTTAATTCCTGTAAAGGCTCACGATGTACCCCAAATACTAACAAAGAATCATTTTCATTAGCTTCAAGCCATTCCTCTATATATTTTTTGATAAACTTAATTTTCCCTTCTATGCTCAGCCTTTTCAAGGTTTGAATCATTACCAAATGCGGCGCATTCACCGCGTTATTGGCTTTATTTATGTCAATTTTAGATAAATAAGAAATCAAATCACTTTCAGCCCGGTGATACTCTTTTATATTGGTTATAGGAACATCAACCACCTGTGTAATAAGCGGCGGTAACTCCTTTAAAACATCTCTCTTATTACGTCTTATATATCCAGCTGATTGTAACATCTTATGTAATTCATCCAAATTGCTAAAACCACCCCAATCTACACCAAATGGAGTCTTTTTAGCATCACAATAACGGAATTTAAATTCAGTCACCGACCCAAAAGTGTTATCAAACTTTCTTATAATCTTAAATGGCTGAATCAAATCCGCTGGTTTATTTTGGGTTAGTGTCCCAGTAAGGCCCCAAACATAACGAATGCGGGCAGTTATTTTAAGGACTAATTTAGTCCTTAAAGCCTTTTCATTCTTTAAAAAGTGAATTTCATCTATAGCACAACAACCCCAGTGTTTACATAACAATTCTTTAAATTTTAAAGCGGGTTTATCAGTTCCACGCTGATTTAGTAAATCAAAATTAATGATTACTACATCACTATTCCATATAGTATTCCAGTCTACTTTTTTTTTGGCACGGTCAACCACAGCAACCGATCTATCAGGGTTCCATTTACCCCATTCCTTTTTCCAGTTATATTTTACTGAGGCAGGAGTAATAATAAGGGCAGGAAAGCAATTTAGAATTTCTATCGTTGCGATTTGCTGACCTGTTTTCCCTAAACCACAATCATCTCCATTAATGCAGTTACCATAATTAATCATATAGGCTATTCCTTCACACTGGTAAGGCCGTGGAACAACATGTAACCCAATTTCTATGCATGCAGTTTTAATATCCGAAGCATTAACAATAGAGGAAGGTTCAGTTCTATTTAAAAATCTTTTTGAGGGGAAAGTATATTTCCCCTCAGTAAAACCATTATCTTTAAGCCACTTTGTTAACGGAGCACTTGTAACCAATGCAAATGGAATATTCCATTCTTTGTTTTCAGGGTTATAGTTTGCGCCTGCAAACTTTTTTACCTCTTTCACTAAAGCAGCATCATAAGAAAACTGAATCTTCCACCAACCGTTAACCTTTCGGTAAAATCTCATCTTCAAAAGTTTTTCTATCAACTATTCTTATTCCAAGCTGTTTGGCTGTTTTCATCTTAGATGATGTGCTGTTTAAATCAGCAACCACCAGAACAGTACAGGCTTTAGTCACCCCATTCAACACAGTATGACCCTTTGAAGTAAGGGCCTGTTCTAATTCTTTACTCCGAAACCCAGTCATACAAACAAACATTTTTTCACCATCAGTAACCTCTATTTTAGGAGATTTGATGTAGGAAATTTGAATCAAAGGGTATGAACAAAATTGGTTTATACCATTAATGAATGCTCTGGCAAACTTTTCACCTATTCCTGGAATATTAGCAATTAAACAAATCAATCTTTCAACAGTTAATTGTTTTAAAACAAACATACCATTTTTCTCTTCTCCAAATTCATCTGAGTTATCCAAAATTTTCTGGCAAATTGTTTCACCTATTTTCCCATCAAAAATATTTAATGCTGTTAGGTACCGGGCTAAAGGCACCCCTTCACCACCAATCAAAAATTTTTGAATTTGTTTATATACTGTCTCACCCCGGCTTTTACCTAAAATCTGTTGCAATTCCTTGCAGGATAAATCAATAATATCGGTATAATAAGTGTATCCATTTTCATACAATTTCCGTAGGGAAGGCTCTTCAAATTCTTCACACCCCATAGTTCTAAAAAAATACACTAATTCACTGATTACTCTTTCTTTACACTCTGAATTTTTACATAGCAAATTTGTTTCAGTTTCATCCCACTCTAATATCTCTCCACACGATGGACATACCTGCATAGATTTTACCTGCTGTCGCATTTCAATACTATTGAAAGAAATTGTTTTTAAATGTTTAGGAATGACATCCCCTGAACGAATAATTTCAATAATAGCACCGGGGCAAATGTTTCTTTCGATGAGTGTCTTTGCATTATAAGCCGTTGCCCGGCTCACTGTGGCTCCGTCCATTTCAACCGGGTCGATTACTATTACAGGATTAAGCACTCCGGTTTTACCTATTCCGTATTCAATACTTTTCACAGTTGTTTGGTAAACATCACACCATTCTTCACGCTTAAAGGCTATAGCATAACCCGGATTACCATTATTAAGTCTTCCAATTTTGGAACGTACTTTGGCCTCATTCACTTCAATAACTATCCCATCAATTTTATATTTGTCATTAAATACGTTGTATAAATCTTCATTAAGAAATGAATTCAATTCTATATCCTTTAATCCCAATAATGTAGAAATAAAATATATTTTCCAATCTGCCACAAATTCCTCACCATAAGCATTTTTCATTTTCAGAAGTTGAACATTCTTATTTAAATGAGATTCATCACACCCATACCGAATAAAATCAACAGAATCGATGAAAGAACTTTTATATCCATCTGGTGAATTAAACAGCCCTGCCACCATGTTACGCGCATTTTTATAATTAAAATCCCTGCATTCATTTTTCAGATAAGTAAAAGTCCTTTTAGGTAAAATAGCTTCCCCCCAAGTATATAAAGGTACATCTTCGGACCTAGGTATGGGTTTGTTCATACGTTTGTAATGCAAACTGCTCTTCTGCCCCATGACACCATCACCACGTGTCCATGCGTCATTAACTGATTCGTCAACAACTAAACTAATCCCATCAAATTTAGGAGTAATAATAACAGTTTTACACCCGGCATCCGACATTTTTTGCAACCATTTTCGAAGCTCTTTAAGAGTCTTCACCTTTTCAAGACTGAACATAGGAACAGGCAATTTCTCCATTCTATCCTCAGCTTTCTCAACTATACCCTTCTCAAAAAATTTATCTTTTGGGTTATTTTGCCACAATTTTTCTACCAGTTTATCATATTCGATATCCGATATTTGCGGCTTACCCATACGATAAGCCGCATTTAATTTTATCAGTTGTTCCCTAAGGGAATTAATTTCTTTGGTATTCAATTTTGTTACCATAACTAAACCTTTATTATAATTTGTCCTGACAAGCGAATTTCTTAAATAATGTCACATATTCATAATATTCAGTTTCACTAAACACCCAACCCTCACCATAAATATCAGTAATCAAACGTTTAATCATTCGAATAATACCAGCTTTTTTCCGATTAATTATGGTATTCAATTCACAAACTGCTGCAACTGCTTTATAATAAGCTTCCCCTTCGGCACTCATTAAAAGACCATCATATTGTTCTCTTTCACCTCTGATTTCTGATAATTCCCTCATTTTTGAAATGATTTTTTCTCTTCTTTGTGCATTTGTTTTCATAACTGGTAATCTTTATTGTTTGACATCACAAAAGTGCAAAGAATTTTGGAATTAACCAAGAATTATCTTGAAAATCTACTTATCATAGCCCAACATTTTCCCCATAGCCTTTCTTTTACGCATTTCTTTTTCATCTCCGGCCCCCCGTTTTATTTCTTTATCAAAACGATGCCGCAAAATTTCCTTTTTCTTCTCATCCGGTTGACCACCAAATGTATTAACACTGAATTCCGGTATAGTTTCACCCTCAGCAACTTCTTCAAATTCCATCACACACCCACAATTAGGGCATTTAAATTCAGTTTTAGGTACCATTTTATGTGCTTTGGCATCGTATGCCATCCGAAAAGTTCCGACATTTTGCCGGATATTAAACTCTTTACATGTGTTATTTTTACAAATTAAATAATAACTCATAAATAATGCCTCCTTCCGTATTCTGCTATTAAAAGACTATCAACCAAATTATCATCAGGTTTTTTACATGCCTCTGTTCGGCGCAAATCATGGTTAGGAAATAAACGCTGGGCAGCAAGAATAGACATAACCTTTTTATTAGGATTTACTTTAACCCCCTCGTGCATTTCTTTCTGCCATTTTTTAGGAGAAACCAATACAATGGGCAACCCGCACATAACAAACCCCATACGTAAAAGACCACAAACTAATCCGAAATTAAAAGTCGCTCCAGCAGAACTACCATATAATGCATGCACGTCTTCTATGATAACAATTGTTTTAGTTGGATCACATTCCTCTGAAATTTTAAAAATCAAATCGGCCAGTCCATGCAAATCCAATTCTTTACCTACTTTAGGCATTGCATAATGTGTTATACCAGATTCATTCATCACGGTAATAAACCCTTCTTTACCGGGGTCAACCCCTATCACAGTTTTCTCTAATTTCATAATTTTCCTTTTCAGCAGAATAATCAAACCCAAGTAATCGATACTGATTTTCTAAAAAAGCTAACCCTGCCAACTGCGCAATAAATTCATCATCATTTCTAATTTCATCAGGGTTTTTCCAGCTTTTACTATGCATTTTATATACTTTGTTTTCACAAATTGCAAGCACTTCACAATGTATACTCTTACATATTTCAGCCCCTTTTATGCCTGTAGGCGTATTAATCGATTTAACATTTATTTCTATCTTAACATTCATAACCAACTATATTATCATCTTATTCTATATAACTATACCCATTTTCTTTTACTACTGTTAGTGTAGTAACCCCGGCCCTAATATTCATGACATGACTAATTATATAAATTGGATAACCACACCCATCAAGAGATTCAAGCAGTAAAGAAAGCCCTAACGGATCAGTACCCTCAAGAACTTCATCAATATTTAGGAAATGCAGCCCTCCCCACTCATTCGTTCCGTTAATCATTTCCTGCATAGCCTGAATTAAGGCTACTTCTACCCGTGCGCGTTCACCCCCACTAAAAGACCAAAACGATTTATATTCACCCTCACCATTTATAACGAAAACAGTAATTTCAGCTTTAATTTTACCTTTCGAATCCCGTTTGAACCCTTCTATGCATAAACGCAGTTCTGACCGCTGTTTTTGTAAAGCTGAATTAGCAAAATCCTGAATTATTTTTAATTGCTCACAGGCTAAAGACATTTTAAATTCTTTGAATCTTAACCCCCATTGCATCATATCAGAAATTTGCTTTTCACATTCTTCACATTCTTTACGTGCCTTTTCAAGCTTTTTCTGAGTTAGGGTCACTAGCCCGGTAAGTTCTTCCTCACGGGTTTGTATTTCTTCTTGTTCAGCCCTTTCAAGCTGTTCTGCCAGTTGTACGCTTCTTTCATCACATTCGGCCTGAACCCCCCGGTTATGATCTATATATTCTTTACAGGTGGTGATTAACTGATTTTTACTGGCAATTTCGCCCTTAATGCGGGTTATTTCCGATTGAACCTTACGGACAGCCTTTATAGTTTCCTGCTCTTTTGCTCGGACCCCTGATATTTTTTCCTCAAACTTTTTAAGTTGTTTTTCAAAATCAGCAAGTTCTTGAAGTGCAACTTTTGATAAGGCGTCATGTTCATGCGCTTCATCCCTTTTTCGGGCAATTTCAGCGCGGGTTTTATTGATATCTACTGAACTATCGGTAATTACAAATTCCGTACCACAATGAGGACATTTTACTGTACCTTTCAATATGGCAGCTAATTTATTAGTTTCAGCTTCGAGCTGAATAGAGGCAGCTAAATGATTCTTTCTTTTTTTACGAATCTCTTCTACCTTTTTATCAGTCGATTCTCTTTCAGCTGAAATAACATCATACTGATCTTTATAATCAATTTCCTCTAATAGGAGTAGCTGCTTAGTGGCTTCACTAATTTTTATCTGATTTTCCTTTATGTCTTTTTCAGCCAGTTTAATAGTAGAAAGAGATTGCTGAATTTTTTCTTCGGCCCGGTCATACCGATTTATAGTTGTATCAATTTCATCATTTAAACGTTCTATTAGACGAAGTTTTTCATCTTCAAGGTTACGTTCTTGCTCTTCCTTTAATTGATGGCTATAGACATTCAATTCACCCTCTATTGTGTGAAGTTTACCTAAAGCTATCGATTTTTTATTTTCAAGAGGTTTTACTTTTTCTTTAATCAGAGCATCAGATTCATCCAATTGCTCCGCCTTGATGAACCGATTAATTAATGAAAGCTTATCAGTATTCGACGACGAAACAAAAGATTTAAAATTTTCTTTATTAATAATGTAATAATTTTTCAAATCTTCGGCTGAAATTCCTATCCATTTTAAAATGAAAGCATTACCATCATTAACAGTAGCATACTGAACAGAATTAACTTCCTCGTTAATAGTCAATTCCAGGACAGCTGATCCTTTTACTTTCAATACCCGGTGAATATTCAGAGTTTCTTTTCGAACAGGGCAATAAATATCCAACCAAATATGAGCTTCTTCTTCGCCCCATGTAATTAAATCCCTATCTAATGTCTGTTTACGAAGAGGGGTTGCAAGTATTGCATACGCAATACCTGCCATCATTGTACTCTTGCCTGCTCCATTGGTTTCCTTTGATTCTATTTCAGTCAAATTCTTACCCTGAATCAGTACAGGATTCTTTATAAAAGTGTGTTCAAGACTTTTAAAAGACAAAAAATTTTCTAATTTTAGAGATACAATTTCCATGGTTATAAAATTGATACAATTTCACTTTCAATTTCAGCCATCAAGTTCTCATCCTCAATTAGAGTTTCACGTGCTTTTTCAGCCCCTTGACCGATATTTTTACCTTTATACTTATAAAAAGCCCCGGCCTTTTGAATGATATTTTTATCCACCCCAATTTGAATCAGCTCCGAAGCCTTATCTATACCCTCTCCAAAACGAATGTCAAATTCTGCTTTACGCAACGGTGGGGCCACTTTATTTTTTGCTACCTTCACTTTCACGTGATTGGCAGTTTCTTCACCCCGTTCTCCAAGTGTTCCAGCTTTAGTTACTTCAAGCACCTGTGAGGTATAAAAACCTAACGCTTTACCTCCTGGAGTAGTAGTGGGATTACCGTATGCAATACCAATTTTTTCACGGAATTGATTGATGAAAAGCATAATGATCCCGTTATCAGCTAAATCTTTTGTAAAACCCGGTAACCATGCAGACATTAGTCTTGCCAACACACCCATCTTAGCATCCCCAACATCAGCATCTAAATAACATTTAGGAAACATGGCTGCAACACTATCCATCACCACTGCACAAATTTCTTTCGATTTTATCAGCTCACGAATAATTTCCAAACATTCCTCGGCAGTACCCGGCTGAAACAGTAAAAATTTATTAGCTGATATATCAACACCGATTGCCTCAACATAATCCATGTCTATGGCATTTTCTTTATCTATGTAGGCTACAGCCTTACCTGTGGCCTGCTGAGCTTCCCGGCAAGCAGTCAGAGCTAAAGTGGTTTTACCACTTGATTCATAACCACGAATTTCTATAATTCTACCCTTTGGGTACCCTCCACCTAGAGCAAGATCAAGTGAAAGACTACCGGAAGAAATAAACTCAACACCCTGTTGATTATTACCAGCAATAACCTCTTTACCAAATTTCTTTTGTAGGGATGCAACTAAATCTTCTATTCCTGCCATTGCATTATTTCTTTTAATAATTTATAACCAGTACTGTAATCATACCCTTTTTCCTCACAAAACGTTTGAAATTTCTGTTTTAAATCACTACCTGAAATCTCCTGAATTAAAGTGGCTTCTTCTACATTTTCAACCTCCACATCTTCATATTTTGCCTTTACAGTAATACCATTATCAGTAAACCATTTCTTATTAATAGATTTAACAGCCTGCTGATCACCAGTAATAACAACACGAATATTCGCCTCTGTACTATCTGTTTTAGATAACGACAACAATTCATCTTTAGTAACCTTAGCCGCATTTACTTCTATCGTTTTATACGGCTTAAAAGAAGCCTTTACTAAATCAAAACTTAAATTGTCATACAGCACTGTAAATCCCTTTTCCTCATCTTCACCAAAATTATTCTGTCTTGTAGCAGGTAAATGAAAAACATTTACCCCCGGTTGATGTGCGTTATGATAATGACCTAAAAAGACTTTTCCATAATTTTTAAATAAAGAAAGCTTTATTTTACTTTCTACTTTTGTGCCATCGTTATTTATACTACCCTGAACAGCAATGTGACTAAATAAAACAGATTTTTTACTTGGAGGAGGTTCTAAAGTGCCAAATTTTTCTAGCCACACATCCTGTGTATAAAAAGGAATAAAACTAAAATGTACTCCATTAACTACTTGAATTTCAGGTATTTCAATAAGCTTGAATCCGGGATGAAATTTGTAGGGAGTTAAAAAACTTTCATCAGCTGTGTAATCCGTTTTGTCATGATTTCCAGGAATACATTTAATCTGAATTCCAGCCTGATAGTACATTTCAATCATCTCAGTCAAACAGGTCAGGATTTCCTGACGTTGGCTTAACCGTGAATCAAATATATCCCCCAGCCAAATAACTATGCTGACACCCATTTCTTTGGCTAAAGCTATTTCTTGTTCCGCTAAATCCAACAATTCTAAAGCGTTATCTTCTTTAAGATGTTTATCAGTACTGACAATTGCAATTGGTTTCTTAGACATAATTCCATATTATTAATTTGCCCGGTAATGAACCGGGCAAAATTGATTTTACTTTTGTTGTCTTTCTTTCTGTAATCGTCGGATTCGATCAATGGCTTTTTCTCCTGATGGAGAATTAGCGTCTTCCGGTGGGTTTATTCCTGCCACCTTTTTTGAAGCTTTTTCAGGCCGTTTTTTGCTTTCAGGCTCGGGTTCTTCAGATGAAGAACCACCATCTTCTTCCTCAGGTTCATCCCAACCCGGCAAATGCGGAATATCATACTCAAAATCTTCCTTATTTAAAGCTTTTTGATAGTATTCCTCCAATTCTTCTCCTTCTAATTCAAGCTCTTCATATTCATCCCCGTACTGACGAACAAATTCAGCATTTACAGCAGCCAGTTTTTCCTCAGGGGTAGGACCGTTTACTTTCTTTTTAGCGGTAGCTTTTTTACCGGGTGCGGCTTTCGTTTTTTGTTTCACAGGTCGTTCTTCCTCTTCGTCGAAGTTATTCGACTTTTCCTCGTCATCATCCCCAAAAGGCAAATCATCATCACCCTCTTCAATACCTACATTGTCAAGACTGTCGGCCCATTTAGACATTTCTTCAACCATATCCAAAAAATCTTCCTGCTCAAAAATATTGTAATCAGGATTATTTTCATCGAAACGCTTTAAACCATCTAAAGCCATTTCAAAGTCCTTTTTCTGATAGGAGTTGACATAAATCTTTTTCAAACTCGGCAGTGTTTCAAGCTCCTCCAAAACTTTATCAGGTACCGCATACTGTGCAAAAAAGTCATCCCAGTTCTGACCTACTTTAGGCGGTAAAGACTTAATAGTGTCCACTGTTTTGCCCTTGTCATCTTTACTTCTTGTCCACTGCAACGGAAATCCTGTGGTTGGATCGCTGAACATATCGATTTCTGCCTCCTCATTTTGAGCACAAATTTGAGCAGATTCCCGGTTTAAAGCTTCCATCAATTTCGGTTTGAAAGCATCCCGATAAATTTTACCCTCGATATAAGCATAAAACACATACTCTAATTGTGGACGAATACCCCAAACCCATTTACCATTATAACGGTAACCTGTCACCGGGGCTAAAAATTTATCCTTATCCTTTTTATCCTGAATTTGTTCAGCTTTTTCATATACCCGTTTGATATATTCTTCAATAATATCAAACTTAAACCCTCCATGAAGGGTAGCAATGAAAATTTTCTTTCGTTTTACTTCTTTTTTACCAGTAGGTTTACGATCTTCACCTCTTTGTTCTACCTCGACATCTAATTGTGCTGTCAACATAGGAACATAAGGGCTGTCACCCGGTTCATGGGCTGGTAAAATTCGTTTAATAGTTGTTCCGTCTGTCTGAGACCAAAACTTGGCAAACTCATTCTTTTCACCATAAAAAGTGTCATACTGTTTTGACTGTTTTACGGTAGACTGCACCGTTTTAAGCGGTGCAGCTTTGTACTTATTTCTATCAAAAGCCATAATGTAATTGTTAATTAATATAATCGATCACGTTTTTAACGATTTCCTGTCCTGCCTGTTTGAATTCTTCAATTAATTCCTTTAAATCTTTTGCTGTTTCACTTGATTCTAATAAAGCTACTTTTAAAACTGCCTGTTCCAATGAAAGCCCAAAAGCCACATCATCCATCTTACCACCAATATGTCTTTTTGATTTCGAATCTTTAAATTCATACAAATCAAACCTATCCTTTGCTGCTTCACATGGTTTAATCCAAAATTTATCGGTAAGCTTAATATAATCCTCAAAACAAATTTCTTTAGTTTCCATAACCATTAACTTTAAATCATAACCCTAAATCTTCAATTACTGCATTATTCAAATCTTGTAAGGCACCATCATAACCACCGCTTAAAATAACCACTGAATTTCCTTCAATACTTACTTCAATATTTAAATTTTCCGCGCAACTATAAACTGAATCTATAATTTCACTTCTTAATTCATCATTGTACTGACTTTCGAATAATAATTTCTGAATTTTCATGACCAATTGTTTTTATTGTTTTTGACAATACAAAAGTAGTGCAAAATTCAGAAATAACCAAGAAAAATCTTTAAAATCCTTTCTTTTTTATGAAAAAAGAATTTACTTCCCCCTCAACCAATTCATTCAAAAACTCAGTAGGGGTCACAGGTTTTAAAAGATTGTTCAGCTTTTTAGACTTATCCTGAACAGCCCACTGTAATGCGTCAAGCATGCCAAAATTTTTCTGAGCGTCAATGTATTCAACACATAATTCCTGATATGCTTCATCTAAATATAAGGCTTCATCAAGAGATTTCTCTGACATTTTAATGGATTCACCCTCAATGGTAAATTTACCTCCGTTAATATTAGCTTCTCTTCTCCAACCCCGTTTCAAATCAGCTTCCATAACTTCCTTTTCAAGCTTCTTTTCAAGCATTTTCTTTTCTGCTTCGGCCCGAAGCATGCCGACTTTATTTAAAAGAGCACTAACGGTTACAGCTTCACCATAAAGATTTGTATAATCAATAGAAGTTAATCTATCTATGTCTAATACGTCATCAAACCCATTTGTAACCAATGTTACCGGGGTTTCTGAAAAATGTACTAATAATTCCATGATATTCTGTTTGTTAGTTCTATAATGTTAATGTCACTATGTTAGTTTCAAAACTAACTCTGATTATATTTTGTTCCCTCCGTTTATCCCATGATAAAGTTCCATTTATAATAATCAGGTTATATTTAGCCGATTGAAGTAAATTTTCTAATTGGGCATATTCAGTTTGGAATACTACAATTTCAATAAATTCATAATTAGATTCGAGTACTAAGCGGCAAAATGATTCCCCTTTTCGGGTCTTTTTAACCTCCATTTCAGAAACATAACCTGCTACTATCACATAACCATTATTAGGTCTGTTGTCAGGGTCTAAACACTCCTCTAACGGACAATATTCATATAAATCATAAAACTGACCCCGGCCATATTTTTCATAAATAGATTTATAATCAAAGAAGGCTAACCCCGAAAGCTTTTTCTGCAATAAAGACCACCACCACGAATCATTCACGTGATTATCGGCTCCCCGTAAAATAGGGTCATCGTCTTTTATTTGTTTCTTTTCAGTACCTAAAAATTGTACCAATAAATCCACACGCTCTTTAGGAGAAGTAATATTTTCCAGTGCATCAAATGCCCCGGTTAAAATTAAATTCTGTATTATCCGACTGTTTACTGCTGAACCTTTCCAGCGGTTACGGCTTATAAAGTCCTGTAAAGAATAATACTGGCCATTTTCCTGACGTTCCTTTAAAATTTGTGTTGCTGCCTTTTCAGCCACTTGTTTTACTCCTGTTATAGACCAATATAAAGCCTTTTCTTTAAAATTAATAATAACATCAGTGTCCGATATATTAATATCTACTGGCCGCACCGTACATACACCTGTTTTATTAATTTCAGCAATATACTGCGGATAGTCTTTATCCTCAGCGTATTTAAAAGCTACAGACCAGTATTCTATCGGGTAATGAACTTTGACCCACTGAGAAATATACCCGGTAATAGCATAGGCAGCAGCATGACTATTGCATGTCACTATTCCATTTTCAATGGTGAATGTATGGTAAGGGTCGCACATTTCCACATCATATACGTCTTCTTCACCATTCTCTATAATATCAATTATTTTTTCAAAATGTGTAATAACTCCCTTTTCACCCATTTTTGTTCTACCCATTTCATAATGGGCCTTTTTATGGCATGATGCACACAACGTAATTAGATTATCTAATTCATTATTAGCATGATCACCATCTATATGGTGTATCTCTAATCTACAGCCAGACATTCCGCAAATTTCACACTCATATTTTTTAAGATTTTTTTCGTAATACTCAAATTTAGTATAATTAGTGGAAACATTTTTAGATAAAAAACCCTCATGACCTTTTTGTGAATTCAATTCAAATTTTTCAACAACAGAATTCTCTGTAAAAGGTTTTACCCCTACTTTATCAGTAAAGTTTCCACCTTTTCTTTCTTGCAAATAGCCACTATAAACAAATAATTCATCAACACCAGCCACTAAATTTTTAACCTGTTTTTCCCCATTTTTTGTAGGAAATTTATGATTATCTGTAACTGTTATACGTTTACCACTTTCAGTAATAACAGTATACGTCTTACGTTTCCCCTGATAATAAATATCTTTTATTTCATGTTTTACCAAAGTGCCATCTTCTTTCAAAGACCACGCATACCCATAACCATAGTATTTATATTTATCATGTAAAGCTGCATGTCCATTCGCAACAGCCCATATTTTATTATGCTTGACTTTGTACATTTCTGCAATAGTCGGATGCCAACTTCCATTGGTATGACTATGTCTTTTTATTCTTTCATTACCAGAAATACAACGGTTAAATAAATAGGTAGATGCCTTATCAATAGCCTCCCAAACTTCTTCACTATATTTCTGAGTAACATTAAAATTATCACGATAATACGGGATAAATCTTTCCTGATACTGTTGCAAAGCTTCATATTTCTTTTTTACCATCGCCTTACGAACATCATCTGCTTCCACCAGAGACAAACCACCCAATTTTTTACACAACTCCATAATTTGCTCCTGATAACAGAAAACACCATATGTATTTTTCAAAATTTCTTCGGTACCGACAAAATATTCTACTTTACTACGTCCTTCTTTACGTGCAATGTATTCATTATGAAAACCATTTTCCATCGCACCGGGGCGATATAAAGATATGGCAGCAATTAAATCCTCTATATTTTCAGGCTTCATCTGTTTGCAATACCCCGTCAGCCCACTACTACCGAAGTGAAAATTATCTTCATTCCATCCATTTTGAAAATACCTATAAACTTCTGGATCATCTAATGGTACACTAAAAATATCAAGATCAGTGCCTTCATGTTCTTTCACAAGACGTACCATATCCTGAAATTTATCAAATTGTTTCACACCAAGCACATCCTCTTTTAAAAACCCGGCTGCATCCATTTCACCACCTTCCCATTCTGTTACGTACTCATCCCCCTGTTTACGAATTGGAACCCACCGAAACATATCATACTCATCAGGGAAAACCATCATAGCACAGGCATGTATACTCTGTGCTTTAGGAGCGGGCATAATCAACATTACTTCGTTAATCAAATCAGGGTGATCTAACACAAATTTTTTCACCCGGCTATGTGCACAAGCAATTTTAAATAAATCTTCGGGCTTTCGGTCCTTTACATCGAAAACTTTCATCATTTCATTCACTTCCTGAAATTCAAGCCCATACAACCGCGACATATCTTTTATTGCTGCCCGAAGCTGCAACGCACTATAAGTTCCCACAGAACAAACCTGATTCCATCCATAGCGTTCTTCCATGTATTTTTTAACGCGGGGTCTATCTTCACCCGGATAGTCACAATCAATATCCGGCAAAGAAACTTTAACACGACCTGCATTCAAAAATCTCTCAAATAGTAGATTATAGCGCATGGGGTCAAGCTTTGTAATTCCTAACAAAAACGATACAAGACACCCCCCTGCTGATCCACGTGAAATGCCCGTCATAATGCCATTACGATGGCACCAGTTAATAATATCCCACGTAATTAAAAAATAATCGATTGCCTCACCCAGTTTTATTACACCCACTTCCCTATCTATACGTTCAGTAATAGCCTCTTCACCCCATTCATCAAGTAATTCAGGATGACGTTCCAAACCAAGGTCTATAAGATGCCAAAAAAGATCCTCATTTGTTTCAAACTGAGCTGATTCCTCAGGTGTCATTTTATAACGCGGTAAATGACGCTTTTTCACATCAATGGTAAAATCCATCGCATCTGCCAAATCATTTAAAAGCTGAACAGCTTCTTCAAAACGATTATAAGCTTTTTCAACTCCAGCATCTGAATCAGGGAACATAGCCGCTAATTCCATAAAATACTGATCGTTTGTTTTAAAATACTGGTTATTGCTTTCATAGGCAGTAGTTCCACCGATACTATGCAACCGGGGCCGAATACAACTGTATTCTTCATCTAAATACCATGCATCAACAGCCGCTACAGGAATTAATTCTGAATCATTAAAAAATTTTCTAAGATTCAGCAAATAATTTTTATCCCTTTCGTTATCTACATATTCACAAGGGTCTAACTGATACAAAGCTGCATCTATTTTTAACCCTTTCAGTTTGTCATAATCGGTAGTTTTAGGATCTAAAAATAAAATCAAATTTTCATTACCGTCAGTGATTTTCCTAAAATCATCAAGACCTATATACTTAGGATTGTCACAGTTAATAAATTTGTTAATAGTTAACAAATCCCTCCACCCTATTTCATTCCTAACATAAACCTTTACCGTAAAACGGTAATCGTTCTTTTCGTCAAGAACGGTACATTCCATACCAATAACACTTTTCAAACCATTTTTCTGACACTCTTCCTGAAATTTAAGTGCCCCGGCTAAAGTGTTTTTTTCACAAATACCTAAAGTATGAATTCCTAAAAATTTTGCCTTTTTACACCAGTCTGAATAAGTACCCGAACCAGAAGTAAGTTCATATTGCCCATGAACTCCCAAAAATACCTGAATAGGAAATTCCTGATTTGCCTGCCCTAAATATTTCAACCGAATCAGTTTTACCGAATTTTCTGAACCCTTTGGGAGCATATAATAAACCCCTCCAAAACTAAAGGCATAATAATCACAATCTGTTCCAACAGACCCTTCAGAATTTCCTTTTCGGGCATCATCAGCAGGAACACCTACAAAATTAAAATCATCATCAAACAATGCACCATCAAAGGCAGGTTTGTATAATTCAAAAGTCTTACCATCTATCTCAACAATAAAATCTGAAATAACATCATAAGACATTAAATTATCATCCAAGTATTTTAAAAAATTTTCCATACTAATACCGGGTAACAATGTTAATCAATTCAACTGTAATATTATCTCCATCTTTAAAACCTTTGTCAATAAAATACCGGGCAAAATTTTCACTGATATGATCAGTAATTTCATACCGGGGTGACTTATAATCACAAAAAATAAACTTCACGTCTTTTGACATCATTTTACCTACGTTTAAAATGGCCACAACCTCCTCAACAAAACGAACAGAACCAAACGCAATATCAGCTGTATATGCATCAAATTCATCCAATTTAACCCATTCCTCTGTTATTCTTTTGGCTGTCCAATCAGCCCACACTGCTGGTCCAGCTAATGTTTTTATATATTCTCCACAACGTTGTAAAAGTTGTCGTCCAGTCACCATCGAAGCATAAGGGGTATCAGTTAATGAATTAGTAGGAGTAGTGATCACCTGTCCGTTATTTTTCCAGTATGAATACGAATCACTATTAACGTCCATTTTAGCAGCTTTACCAGTTAAAATAAAAGCTAATGTTTCACGTATTCCATCACTAAAATCCCCATCAAGTGTTTTAATACCCTTAATAGTATTGACACGTTTTAATTGATCTAATCTATATGATTTTCCACTGCCAATCACTCCAATAAACCCATAAACAATTCCTTTATCCTTCATAAGTTATAATAAATTTTAAAATACTTTTAAAATAAGTCCAATTGTTAGAATACTCTTTAAACATTTCCTCACAGTTTTTTATCACTGCTTTCAGTTTACAGGTATTATTCCCCAATGCTTCTTCATTTTTACAAAAAATCCACAAATCTAAAATGTCACACATTTTAAACAGTAAAAACTGCATATGTGTCATAGATTCCTTTAAAGCCTCATCACTATAACCCGATAAAGTAGAATCACCATTACAAATTTCTTTTTCAATTATGTGCCACGCCTCACGGGTTTTATCATTATAGCTTTTCACGCAGTGGTTTAAATCTCCTGTCACACTTTCTAAAAAGTCATGCATTAGCACCTTCTCAAAAACATTAATGTCATAAGAAATATTTTCCTCAGAGGCAAACCATCTGAAAAGCATTCCCACTACAAAAGAATGCTCTAAAAGATTGTAACCACGATGATGTGGTGTGTTGGGTAGCCGATGAATATCTTTCATCCCTAATAGATGGCGTATTTTTTTGTCATTCATATTACCTAAATAAATCATTCAACAACGGGTTATAAAACTCAACAGGTTCTTTCAACCAATATCTTAAAAATACCCGACCCCAATCTAAAAATAATGGATTTAATGAACTGGTTAAATGTATCAAAGCCTCTTCTTTACTGGTAATAATACCCTCCCGGCACGACTTTTCAAACTTTAAAAGAGCTTGAATATTGGCATCAAATTCATCCAACGAAAAATGGGTATTGGGGTAAGTAAATTCTAAATGTGTTGCAAAAGATTCAACATCTAATTGCGCAATTTGTTTCACTAACGGCCAAAAATCCTCATACACATGTAAATTATCTACTTTGTGAAAATAGGAACCAACGGGCACGCCCACCATAGCAGCTACATATTCCTGCATCAAAGTAAAATTAAACACATTGACTGCTGAAAAACCCCAGATAACATCATTACTACGCATATCCACATAACAATTCATTTTACCATTCACTACCATGAAATGGATAGAACGTGTGCAAGGAGTATCTTTTGTCACTAAAAGACCAGATTTTCCATTTATTTTTGCTGCTTGCGCATCAAAATCATCTGCCACGGGATCAGCTATGCTGATAACCGCTTCACGGGTGTTAATGTCTTCATTGAACTTTTCAATCACAAACCGTAATTGATCAGTTTTTTCCTGACTAGCACCAATACCCGCACCTTTATACTGACGATAAAAAGTATAATCTATGAAATTATAATTCATAGCCTCATAGTTATCTCCAAATCTACGAATACGAGGCCCATATCCAGCACGCATATGCAAACCATCATCACTAAAATTTTTTAGATTTTTTACATAGGCGGCAGGCATTTCTAAATGATTGTCACCACTAGCAATCCAAAGGGATTCAACCCACCCCAAAGTCTTATTCCACTTTCTTTCAGGAATATGGACATATCGATTCGTAGGGTTTGTGATTTCTATTATGACTGCTGATGGAATTTCAAGACACTTAAAATTTCGTCTTTGTACCTCTATCCCATTTCGGGATAAAGCTTGACATACGGCTATTAAAGCCGTATCTAAATTTTCTGTTTTTATATACATGGTTAATCTAATTTTACTCCCCATTTTTCAGGGAAAATATAACTGATTTTATTACGGCTTTCTGTATAAGTATGTTTGATTTTCTTGCCTTTAATCTTTAAATCTGACGGGTTTATCCCAGCCCCCCGGCAATATTTATCAGTTTCGCAAAAACAATTTTGTAAATCAATTAAAGTAGGTAAACGATTGGGTAAAGGGGTAAATTTCATACCCGTTTCTTTTTCAAATTCATAAAGAAGCTCCTCAAAATTTTTATGAACCCACTTAATAACTCCTACATAATCACACTTTCTTGCGTCCTGAAAAGTTCTTTCAATTCCACGAATTGAACCGGGTCCAGTTATAACAAAATCATTTTCTGAAAAATTAAATAAAGGGCTATAATTCATATCTATGGCAAATTGCTGAGCAGTAAAATCCCCATGAATTCTCATTTTTCGAAAAGTGGTATATAAATCTTCCAAACTTTGTGCTTCTAAAAAATCATATAAATGTCCATTCTGGAAAATTTCATCGTCCCAAATCCGAAAATGAGCGCGGTGTTTACTCAAATGTTTTATGTAAGCATATTCTGGAAAGGGGTAAAAGAAACATCCTATGATATAGGCATCTCCATAAATAGAAACACCCTCCTTTATTTTTTCATCTAAAAACTTAGCAATATTTTCAAACCCTGTTTCATAGGTAATATCACCAAATTCTTTTTCAAGCAAATCCCAGGTTTCACACTTGTTAAAATGCTTAAAAAGCAAAATTCGAAAAAACATATCTTCCGGTTCATACTGCTTGCCATTATAAATAACACGCCGTATTAAATACTGGCTTACTCGGTCAAGACATCGGTAAACATTAGTAAACTTAAAATTATTCAGAATTTCATCCTCTGTCCATGGGGCGGGTTCACCTTTATATTTACGCCAAAAGATGTTCATACGCTCACAAATCCAATACAAATACCAAGCAAAATTATCATTAGGAAGTGGGATACTTTTTGTTTTCATTTCTTTAAATTTTCAAAAGAATTCTTTTCAATGTAATCTTTATTTTTCTCACAATACTCACGAAAATTCTCACAATACTCACGAAACCCAAAATAATCTAAAATATGTTCTCCACAATCTTCAATCGAAGAATCATAAGGGTGATAAAGAATGACAACGTTTCCTCCCGCTGCATTTACATCTATAGCCTCTTTTTCCGCTACTTGCCAATCATTTTCAAATGTATGACGTTTTCCCCACATAGCCTGACCAGAATTTGGCTTACCCGATCGTAATTCTATTCTTCCCTGATACACATCCAACTGATCAGGTTCATAGCAATACCTGAGATGAAGTATATTACTAAACCCTAAATTTTGGCTCAAATAATGTGGTCTATAACGCCACGAGGCCGTCATTCCAGAACCCTCCATTAATACATTAATGCCCTGACTTGAAATATCCCGTAAAAGAGCGCAAAGATTGTTAGCACTTCCAAGTTTACCCGTTACTGAATCTAACCCCTGCCAACGTTTTACACCCCCCTTTTCATAAAACTTGCCAAAAGCAATCAAATTGAAAGACTCACAATAAATGCCTATTTCTTTCTGCTTACCATCGATAACAGCTGTATAGGGAGTAAACTTCTCACCAATCGATTCAAGCCAAGAAAGAAAGAGGTAAACCCGTGTGGATTTACCGCTTCCTGAGAGTCCCTTCACTAAAACAATAGCAGGACCTGTCATACCTTATTTCTTTTTGGTGGTTTTCTTCGGTGCTGCTTTTCCGGCTGACTCTTCATACAATTTAAGGGCCGTTACACGTTTTTTAATTGGTTTTTCATCCCCAAATTTCACCATACATTTTTCTTTTCCATCACCACTCCGATACAACCGAACAATTTCACCCACATCGGTGCCTTCTTTCAAAGTCACTTTTACTCCAACTTTCATTCCCGGCATTTCTTCTGATTCATCAATATTTTGCCGTTTAGTCTGGCGCGGTTCATCCTTTTTATTAGAATGCTCTTTTGCCATCTTACGGTCAACTCGTGATGGGGTTTTACGGTTTTTCTGGCGGGCATCAAATTCCTTCTCAGCCTTTTCAAGGCGGGCTTCCTCTTCGGGGGTTAACTGATCATTTTCAGTTTCAGCTTCACCACCAGTTTCAACCTCTGATGTAGCTTTCTTTTTATCAGCAGCTTTTTTCTTAGGGGCCTTCTCAGCCTTTTCAAGGCGGGCTTCCTCTTCGGGGGTTTCATCCTCTTCAACTACTTCCTGCTTCTTTTTTGGAACAGATTTTTTGATTGGTTCAGCGGCTTGTTCTGAAAGATCAACACCTTTCTTTTTTAACAAATCAGTAGCCACTTTCACCTCTACTTCTGTAGAATCCGGGTTGTTAACAACGGTCAACAATTTTTTTTCATCGTAATTCCGAAATTTCATTCGAACTGTTAAAGCATTTACAGCCATATTCTTAATATTTAAATTGGTTAATTGTTTTCGTTTGACAATGCAAATATAATGGATTTATTTAAATCTGAAAAGATTTTCGGAGATAATTTTCCCTAAAATTTTCCAGAATGCCCAAACCCCCCATCTGCTCTTTGAGTTTCAGTTAATTCACTCACCAACCCCACTTGGCAAATTTCGGCGTGTTCAATTTTATTGATAACCATCTGACAAATTCTTTCACCATCTTCAATCACAGCTTCTTTATCACTCAAATTGATTATAATCACTCCGATTTCACCTCTATAGTCGGAATCTATAGTTCCAGGGGTATTTAATACTGTTAAACCTTCTTTCAAAGCCAACCCGCTACGAGGACGGATTTGTGCTTCATATCCCTCGGGTAATTCAATGAATAAACCTGTAGGGATCAATTGACGACCTAGTGGAGGTAACACTACCTTACCATCAGGTAAAAATGCCCGTAAATCCATACCAGCAGATTCCGAAGTTTTGTAACTAGGCAATTCATGCCCACTACAATTAAAAATCTTTACTTTCATGTCATTCTTAATTTAAAGATTAAA